GCGGATTTGGAAATCCTTGGGGTCGAACCACTTCTTGCTGAACCCCTCACGGATGAACTCGCAGCACTGGCGAGGCTCGCCGGCGTCGATCTGCTTTCGCAATTCCCTGTAGTCTACGAACGCCATTTGATTGTCTCCTATGCTGGAGTCTGTTGGTTGTGTGGATTAACGCCGCTGGGCCGCATAGACCCAGTCCACGTCAAGGTATTGGCTGTTGTTGGCCGTGCCCGCTTTGCAGCCGAGGCAGATTTGCATTTCCGTGGCCGAAGTATGCGTTAGCGTCTGGGCCACGAAGTTGGTGCCGCTGGTGTCGAGTCCGACTTCCGCCAGCGTGTAGTCGCCATCCGTTTGCACGTCGGCCGAGTAGAAATGTATCTCGGTCGTGGTGCTGGAAATCGGTCGGCCTTCGATGACGAGGATGTCCCAGGCATTGTTGGCCACCGTGTGCTCGGTCGTGACGGTGGTCTGCGAGGTGGACACCGAAGACTCACACTTCCAGTACGTGGTGCCGCTGTCCTTGAAGAACACAGCCCCACTGTAGCTGGCTGCCGGGCCGCCGGTCGTGTCCTGCAAACTGTTGGCCGCCACCGCATCCTTCACGCCAACAATCAATCCAATCGTGCCGATGGTATTGGCATACGGCCGTGCTTTCGTCGCCATGAAGAACGGCTTGTCCGTGGCGAACTTGAAGATTTCCGTCGTACCCTTGAGGTACGTTTCATCATTGGCCGCCTGGCTATCGCCGCCGTCACTGGACGGGTCGATTTTCACAATCCCACCCGCTCCGTCACCCACGGCAATCGTGCCGCTGTCAGTTGCCACCGTCGTGAAAGTGTCGGCGGTGACGTAGTGGTCGAAGTCGTCGAACACATGGAAAGTGTCCTGCTTCAACAAGTCCTCAAAATCTCGTGCGAGAAAAGCCATTTTGTTTTCTCCTTATTCTCTGTTATTAGTTGTTATGTCAACGCCGGCTCTAGTTCCGGCGATTCGTCAAGTGCTGGCTCAGTGTCCTGAATCGGTGGCGAAAGGCCAATTGATTCCACGTCGAATATCTGACTGCCCCACGGCAGATGGTTGTCGTAGGCGATTTCTCCACGATGGTGTAGCTTCACTTTCTGGGTGGCACATACTTTCGCACCGGCCGCATGGGCTTGACGGGAGAACTTCCAGTCCTCGGGGATGACTTGGACGCACGCCATCTTCTGTTTAGCGTCCCACGTTATCCGGTCGTCAATCTCGAAGTGGGCCTTGAGCGTCTGGCCATCCTCTTCCGTCTCGAATATCCACGGCTTGCGGAGGTCAACGAGCATCATGCCCGTGTTGACGAGTATCGGGCTACCATCGGGATTGAGCCCCGCCCGCGTCAGGTCGGCCGCGTCGAACGTCCCGGGCAGTTCGAGGATTTCCCGCATCGTCAACCGCCGCGACACTTGCCACGGATCGACCGGGTTGTCGACGGCGATGGACGTTAGCCCCCGCTGGTCCTTAATGGGCGACACGACACCAATCACGTCGGCGTTAGTCCGCTCCATCTCGTCCAGCAGGATATCAAGCCACCACTGACGCTTGGACTGGTTATCGTCCGTGTAGGCCAGCGGTTCAATGTCCGCGTGCATCATGGCGAAATGCGTGACACTGCCGCGAGCTGCGTTGCTGATCGCCGTGCCCCATAACTGATTGAACGTGCGAGCCAAGAGACTGCCGCCGGCGTTGCCCTCAGTGAGAGTCAGCCCACTGCCGGGCTCGGTCGCAAACCGATACATGGCACGAGCCGCCCCCGGTTGCATTTGCCCGTAGTGCGGCATTCCGATGAAAACATGCAGTTCTTCGCGGTCGCTCAACGTATGATCCTTGTGCGGAATTCCTCGGCAGTAGTGGCAGGCTTGAAGTTGCCGTTTGCCGACTCGGTAATGGTTTGGCCACCCTTCGGTATCTCGACACCGATACGGCCCTTGAGGTCGGTGATAGCTTTGGCGTGGCTCTCGGCCAGTGCATCAATCTTCTTTTCGAGCTTGGCGATTGCCGCACTCTCGGCGGCCGGTTCGCTGTCGGCGGGCTCGGACGCTGGCTCGGACGATGGCTCCTTGCCACCGCCCAACAGCTTCTCTTCGGCCTTGAGGATCTCCTTGACCTTCGCGGCGGTCGCGGTGGGGTCGAGCGAGGTGTCGTCAATCGCGGCCTTGGCTGCCGTGTGGAGGGCCATCGTAATCTCGGCGTCCGAATCGGGGTCGGCCTCTTCCTCGGCCGGAGGCTCCGGGGACTCGACGGCCATTTCCGGGTCCATCACTTCCTCGCCAACCATTTCGCGAAGGATGGCCACGCCGACTTTGTGCTTGCTGGTTTCGATGATCTCTCGGATGGTTTTGGTCACGGTCATATCCTCCGACTCGAAAAGTGAACGGGTTGTAGCCGGGTCTGATACCAGATCGACGGATCGGACGCGGGTGATTTCTTCGACGATTGTGCGGCCCTTGTCGCGACGAGTTCGACCTTCGGCGTTGTGCGAGAGCCCTAACATTTCAGGCATACGGTCGGCCACTTCCGTGGTCTGTTCGGCCAGTCGATGGGACTTGAGATATTCCAGGTCGCCCACTAGTCCCGTCTTGGTTTCGTGGATGTTAACGAGTCGGCCGAAGCGGTCGGCAACTCGCCGGTCTTTGCTGGGGTTCTGCTTGTCGTTGTGGTCGATGTTGACGCGGATGCCTTCGTACATCGGGATGGCTTTTTTGACTGCCGCCCTCTCGTAGGTGCGGTCGTTCAGCGATTCGTAGCCAAGTACCTTGACGCCACGGATGACGCCTGCCTCGCGGTCGACTTCCGCACCATCGGCCGTCTGAATTTCCCGTAGTGTTTGCTTCCGCATTAGGTTAATCTCCACTCAAGGGAACATCGACAACGCGGGTGGGCTGGTGGTCCGTTCGCACTGACTCGCCCATACACCTCCAACCCAGTTCCATGAAGCGGTCGGCAAATTGGGCAAACCCGCTCGTCAAGTGAAGTGTACCAAACAGACCGCATTTCACGCCCACCGTCATCGACCGCCATCGTGACAACCACCGCCGCAAGGGCCGTCTCGGCCGCCGTGATTGTCCGTGTCGTTTCGGTCGTGGCTATCATGTCGGCACGGTTAGGGCTGAACGCTCCGACCTCACCGGGTGTAGTGTTCTGGGCAATTTCACTCGCAAGCGGGCGGGTGTAACTCGCCGCCCACCGCTCGGCATTTCGTGCAATTTCTTCGTCGGCGAGGTCTATGCCCAGGTCGGCCGCAAAATTCGCACTGGCTTCCTTGTGGATTTGGACAAGGCGGGGTTCGAGAACCGACTCGACATTGCCAGCAAATGCGATTCTGTCCCACACGAGACGACCGTCCCACTCGGAGAATAGGAGCACGAGAGCGGAGGCAATCTCGTCCTCGTGACGTTGGCGAGTGGGGAGTTCAGGCATCCGTTCCCCCGGCTACATCGGCCGACGCGGCCGGGTAATGTTCCCACAAGAGCGAGGCCGCTTGCTGGAGTCGGTTGCCCTCTTGCTGCTTCTCGACGGGCACATTCCGCTCGGCCGTTCCGAGGTTCCCCGCTTGCGGTTCGCGTGTCGATTGGTCTTCCACTGGTGTCCCTGGCTGGTCGCCGCCGGCAAAGGGGGAAGTTGCCTCACTCCGCTTGGCCCCTAACTCCACCTCGTTGTCGCGGTTGTAGCCCTCTTCGTTGCTCCGCGTTTCGGGTGAAATAATCCCGTCATCGTCAAGTATCTTGAGCCGGTTGGTTTCGATGTTGCGGTCGCGGGATTGGACGATAGGTGTATCGACTTTGATTCGCAGCAGCCGCTTGATTTCACCGAACGACAAATGGAACGCATCAAAGCGGCCCGCCGAGTGGGCAATGCGAAGTGCCTTCCACATCACGCTAGTGCAAAAACCACCATAGAGTTTTTGTTCTACTTGACAGAATTTCACGAACGGAGATTCAGCCACTAGAGAAGAGGCATAGGCAGAGTTTGACGAGTCGCCGCTTATCATCCACTCTGGCATTGACCAGTTAGTTCCGACAACGCGGAGAGTGGCCTGCTGGACTGTCACGGCAGCTTGGCCCACGCCTTGCTCGGCCATCGGGCCAGCCTTGTATTCCAGCCCCTTGGAAACGTCAAGCACCGTGCCAGAATCAAACTTCTGTTGAGTTTGCGTCCTGGTGCCCTGGTTCCGTGTTGGCTGGCGATACGTGCCCCACGCGGACGACGATTGCATGGCCTCGACTTGTGACTTAGTGCCGTTCGCATGTTGCCGGATGAATGCGATGGCCGCCATGATGGCGTGGCCCTTGGCCGTGTTACGGACCAGCTTATGGGCATCTTCCAGGTATTCGTAAACCGCGTAGAAGTCGGAAACGCCCCGCTTAATGTTGCTATCTGTATTCCATTTGATGTGAACCATCTTATCGGCGGGGAAATACTGTGAAGTCTGCGACTCTGGCGTCTCCCACCGGATGTGATAACCCCAGCGGGTTTCGGTGTCATCGTCGGGCGTGTGTACGCCAAACTTCCAAGACACGGGCCGGTCCATTTCTAGCCCATATGCCTGCTCAACAGCCGACGCACTCACTGGTTCAGTCAGTTGCTCGGGCTCGAAGATTCGCGTCTGAACGTGACCATGCCCAACATGGTAGAGCGGAAGCAATGCCTCACCATCACGATGGCCGCGAATGAAAAGTTCTCTTTCCCGTGGGGTTCGTTCGCTCTCCGCGTTACCCGTCCAGTTGTTCTCATCAATGAAATCGTCAAGCACCGCCTGGCAGGTATCCATCAGTTCGGGCTCGGGCTTCTCACGTCGCCGCGGCACCACCTTATACTCAAACCCAGTGCCGAGGACGTAGTTAGCCAGATTGGCCAATGCTGCCTTGGCTGTCGGGTTGCAGTTGTAGAGCGTGCGGCCGATGGCCCTGATGTTGGTCAGTTCCATCTCGGTCTGGAAGACTGGCGGGTTGTCACCGTCCCGCCGCTCGCCAAGCTGGGCACCGCGACCATACGCCGGCCGACCAAACTGATCGTTGAACGGATACTCCGACGGGTCGAGCATGTCGCCATACGCCTCGGGAATATTCACAGTCATGCCGGGCGTGGCGATGCCGGTAATGGCCGCCGTCTCAGCCTGGAGAAGTGCCGTCTCGTGGGTCAGCTTGGCGACCTCGTGCTGTTCGCGGAGCGTGTCTATGTCAGTGGTTGCCATCGGCTCGCCTTTATGTATCGGTGGTCGTGTGCTCGTACCAGTCGATGCCGAGGGTGCCGGTATTGTTGTCGGCAACACTCAGCAACGTGGCAACATATGATGTATTTGCCGCCAATACCCACTCCTCCGCACTGCGAGTCGAGCCGCCGTATCTGCCGGACCTCTGCCCACCGCCGATGATGGTGTTGGCGATCTCGGTGCCTGTGAGGTCGCTGCCGGTCACGACACTAACTGCCACGGCAGTTGCCTCAGAGGTCGAATTGCGGTTGCGGTTATATTCCACAATGGTGGAGCCGCCCGTAGCGTTGGTCGGTGACTCGACGATAGAGAGCCACGCGGAGGCCGACGTACTGCTGCTAAAAACAGTATGGATCAACTTGTCGCTATCAGGCGTCGTTATCATCATGGTCAGTGGCGTGGCGATGTCGAGAGCGTTAACGGCCGTTCTCGCAGTTGCGGAAAACATATCGCCGTCGTGTATTTCGTGGTGCTCATATTCGATGGTGGTTAGCCCGCCCGACATGAGGTCAATCGGGATGTTTCCGTGTGCTTTTGTGGCCATCGGGTTATCTCCTATGGTAGAGTGCGTGCCGTTCGTTCACCGTCACCGGTGCCGTATGTGTTGCGGGCAACTTCGCTGCCGCTCCGGTCATTGAAACCGACCTGATTGGCCGTATCAGTATTGGTCACGCCGCCGACTTGGGCGTCGATCACGACGAGGTGGTCAAACGTGCTGTTAGCAGTCGGGCTAGAGGGGACGGCCGTATTGAGTGCCGAGGTGACGGCCGCTTCCGTTTGCGTGGTGTTCAGGCCGGTACTACTACCACTTAGCCAGCTTCCCGCACCGTGGGCGGTCGAGAGCGTTGTGTTGGTCGTGGTGGCAATCGTCGCGGCACTGGGAGGCGTCCCCGTGTATGCCGAATCCGTCCCTCGCGTGTACCGATTCTCAACGCTAAACTGTGCCAGCGATGCGTTGACGGTTTGCGTGTCGATTACCGACCCATTCAGCACCACATGGAAGTCCGAACCCGTCGCATAGAATGTGGTGTTGATGGCCGTGTTGACGGCACAGTGATGCACGCCCGTGAGCGAGTCAAAGTCTTCGGTATCAGTCACGCCCTCGACGGTTTGGGTGGCCGACGAATCCTTGTAGACTTGAATCGTGCCATCGGTCGAGCGGGTGATGGAGCCACCACTACCATCGTTGGTACTCCACGTAAATGTGACAATTGAGTTAGCCGCAACGTCGCCTAGATATTTGCTCATCCTACTAATACTCCACCTACGAGTCGCGTTGCACTACCACCACCCGCACTTGCAACCGCCGGCACCGCCCCTTGATAAGTCGTCACCGTGTTGCCTCCAGTGCCGAGAGTGATTGGCACTCCGGCAGTGGCGCAAAGTGAATCGGATTGTAAGCGGAAATCGCCGTTGCCTGCGTCGACGAATTTGGGATCGTGGGTGGTGTCGCTGTCGCCAGCCGTTACGTTCGTCCGGTCGGTTGTGTTGCCGTAAAAATTAACATAGCTAAGTACCTTGTAATCAGTATCCACTATTGAATTTATTCCAGTGTCACAGGAATTGATTATGGTATTTACTATTTGCGTTTTTTTATCTAAGTTCTCGACATAGATACCTGTCCCACAATTATAAAATATTCCATTTGTCACCTGAAACAATCCACCACGCTTCACACGCAACCCATAGGCAGAGCAATTAGAAAAAATGGTATTTGTACAGCGGATGTTGTCGTATACCGTGAAACCTTCAGCACAATCGTGAAGAAAAGAATAAAGGATGTCGGGTGTTCCAGAAGTCCTTTGGAATATACAATAACCATTAGTACAAGAAATAGAGCTCTTGAAAAAGTAAGAGTAACTATTGAAGCCAACTCCAGTGCGGCTACTCGTTCCAGAAGTGTTTGCTACGGACACATTGTAATAGTACCCACCACTACTACAATCAACACCCCGATTGGCCGTACTAGTAACCCTAATGTTTTTCCAAAGTGTGGGGGTCCCTGCCGAAAGAGCATACCCCCCCATGATGAATACTGGTCTTGCATCTCCTAAAGGATTGTCTCCTCTGTTCGTCTCATAACCAATAATAGACAAATTAGTGGCGCCATAATAACCAGAGGCGTCTAATGTGGCGATAAAGGTTCCGCTTTTAACATAGATTGTATTGTATGTTTCCGTCCCTTCTTGCAATACCGCCGATGTCAATATTCCAAGGCATCCGCCAACTTTTCCCACTCCGGCACTCGCGTCACTCCCGTTCGTCGCATCTTTGTTGAGCGTGGCCGTGTTGGAGTCTACGTACGTCATCTGATACCAAGCGGCCGTGAAGTTGGTGCCGCTGGTGATGTGAAGGAGGTTGCCGTCCATCGCGGCAGTGAATCCACCTGTTGCGGAGGTAAGCGTAGTTCCGCCCGTCACCATCGCCAGGTCGGTCAACGATAGTTGGGCAGTGGCTTGTTGCGAGTAATCAACCGACGTGCCAGGGTTGCTATCATAGAATCCACCGCCGTTGGTGTTGTCACCGGTGGTTCGCATTTCCCAGACTGTATCAGCATGGAGTTCTGCCATTATTTCACTGCCTCCGGCTCAACTGCCCTTGCTCGTACATCCGCCAGCACTTGCTTGCGAGCGATAACGTCGGCCTCCGTCTCGCCGCGATGCAGCCAAGCTGGGCCCTCAGCCTTGTGTCGTGTAACCGAGCCACGCAAGGTCACCGTACCAGCCTTGTGAACTAGGGGCGTGATGTTCTTCGGTTCTGAATCGAAGTGGCCCCATCGCCTAAGCATCTGCCATTTTCGCCATTCTTTGGTGGGCAATTCAATTGTGTCAGTGGTAGTGTTTGTCGAAATGATTTTCGGCACACCCTTGAACCAGGCGGCTTTGCCTCGCAGGGGCTTACTGCCCTTCGCTGTCTCGGCCTGGAAATCAGCATCATGCAACGCAGCGAGTTCGGATTGAGTGAACACCTCGCGGATCACATGCTCTTCAGGAATGTCCGCCGGGTCGAGGCTGCGGATTACGGTTTCACTCTTGGTGGCAGCGTCGACTCCGACGAACTGCCTTCTATCAAATGGCTTGATCGGCTTGCCCGCTTCATCCACGAGCCAATCAATGGCACCTTCCGGCAGACCGTCTTTTGCCTTCGTATTCTTGGGAGTCGGCGGAAAGCATCGAAGTTGCTTATTGCAACAGTCGGCACCTACTTTGCAGCCACCGGGCAGCTTCACGTTGTCGAGATTACATCGCTCGAAAGTGGCCTTGCAGCCCTCGGGAAACACTTGGCGATATGGTGAATTCTCGCAGTAGAAAGTGGCGTTGATGATCGTTACGTCGTCGAACAACTCGGCAGGCCAATCGCTGAGGTCGAAGCCGCTGAAATCGCGAGCATGATCCATGCCTGGCAACACGGTATCGTCACCCGGGTCGCACATCACGGCGATGAGGGCGAGTTGGTCGGTGAGAGTCATTCGCCGCCACCATTCATGCCATCCACTTTGTTTTCCAGTCGTATCTGCGACGCCTCTACGCGGTCGATGCCTTGGAGAATATAAGTCTGGCCGACTCCCACCTCACCCACCCGCTCCTGGGCCTCGTGGGCCTTGTCGACGGCATTGCCGGCCGTATTAAATGCGAGACATGCCACCGTGGTCAGTCCCAGCAATGACCCAAACACCAGTTTGATAGCCCGCCAAATGTTGGTGTGTCTCGCGTTGCATTCGCTCTTGGTTTGGGGCGCAGTTGACATTGTTATTTGCCCCTCTTGGTGTCAATTTTCTCGTCGAGTTTCGCCATCATAACGGCCAACTTGTCGGCTATCGCATCGTCTCGTGTGTTGGGCGTCAGGGCCGCAAGTCGCTGGGCAAGTATCTGGTCACCGTCACCGGCCTTGCCGACCTCGCGTTTCCCGAGAAACACCAAACCGATGGCAATGAGGCCAAGCACGCCGCCCGTCGCTCCGAGTGCCGCTGGCATCGACCAACCCGCCTTCTCGGCAACGAATGCAGCCACCTTTCCGGTCACGGTCGTTTCGATCCGGTCGTCTAGTCTGGCCTTCAGCTTGCCCATAAGCCCCGTGGGTGCGTCCTCATCGAGTGCCGCGTCGACCGTGGCTTGAGTCTCGGCTGCCTTGCCTGCTACGGTGGTCACCGCTGCCATTGCCTTGCTGGCGTCGGTGGCTGCCCTGTTAGCTTGTCCGGTCGTCGTAACTGACACTCGCTCCAGGTTTTGTAGGGCGGCTTGCAATTCCGGCCACTGGTCGGCCAACTGCCGTGCCTTGTCGGCGGTCGCTTCGAGCGGTGCGAGTCGATTGGTGTTGGCATCCACACCACCCTGCAAGTCGACGATGGCGGCCTTGATGCTCGACAAGTCGACGGGCGGGGCTTGCTGAATGGGCTGTTGCACGATGGGAGCGACGGGCCGATTCGCTTCCAGCTTGTTCTTATCCTTCTTCGCGGCAAGGTCCGCGTTCCAGGGAAAAACGTAGCGGTTCTCCATGGCGAACGCACAGATACGACCGTTGAAAATGCCTTGCGTGCTCTTGCCATCGGTGGTCGCCAGCACGCCAACTAGCTCGCCCTGAACGTTCAGGATCGGGCCACCAGAATCACCTTGCCGAGAGCCGCCGGTAACGTCGAGCACTTCGGCCCGCCCGCTGCTATTCCATTTGTGATAACCGATGACCGACCCGGAAACCTCCATGTAACGTCCGTCCTTGCCATACCCAGCGTGCGTAACTCGTGCTCCTTGCTTGGCGTAGTCTGACGCCATCCTGGCTATCGGTTCGGTCGGCCTTGGCGTTATCTTGACGAACGCAAGATCGTGCTGCCGATTCTTCGCAATTACAGTGGCCGAGTAATTGGTGCCACCGGGAAACCGCACGGACACCCTGCCGTCACCTTCGTTAAATAGGTGAGCACAAGTCACAACCGCACCGTAGTCGGCACCCTTGGCAACTAGCGTTCCGCTGCCGATGCTAGTTTCCCGTCCGACGTGATTGTAAATCCGACACACGAACGGCCGGGGAGTCTGCTTGACGCCCTGCCATTGCGGAGCTTGCTGGGTCGGACACACGCCACCGGGGCAACCGCCATCCGCCACGCTCTCTATCGCCAGGGCGAACAGGGCGACGACAACCCCTATTACCAAACACTTGGCGGCAGTCTTGGCCGCCTCGACTACGTTGTAGAATTGGTTCATCTCACTACCTCCGGGAATTTTTTCCAATAGAGTCTGCAAATGGAGTCCGCAAAATCCGGTCTCGACAAGTGGCCCGGCTCGGTTTCAATATCAGCATGGAGCGGTCGCGGGTCACGGCCGCCGGCCCGGCAAGCCTTGGAAACAGCCTGGCTGCAAAACGGGGCCGAGCCGTTCAACTGGTCGTCAGTAAACGGCGGCAGGAAGCGGCTGATGATGATCGTGTGCCGCAACGAGGACATGAAGAGGTTCCGCCAGCCGTAGGGCCGGTTGACCACTTGAAGCATTTCCTTAGCAGCCGCTTCGCCGTTGTAGGGCTGATGCGGTCGGTACACATCCCATTGGCCGGGGTGTCGCCGCACCTGATCCTCCAGGTCAACCCGTCGCCCACCAATCCATTGAATCGTATCCAAGAGGGTGAGCCGGCCGCTTACTACGCGAGCGGACATTCCCGCGTGGACGTAGGGGCTCTTGCTAATCGTGGTAATCAGCCAGGTCGAGGGCTTGAGCCACTGCCGCCGATTGACCCGAAACAGCACGATATCGCCATTCCGAATCAACGGTTCCGCATCGGCATAGAGCATCGGAGTGACCCGGGCAGAGCCCTGGCCCCGTGCTACTGAGTCGTGGATTCGCTGGCGTGGCATCAGAACCTCGTAGATAGTGGGTACTCCCACCATCTAGCTTCCCACGCTCGACCCAATTTCCCAACACTATGGGTCTAATTCCCACTCGGGTCTGAAGCCCAATTCCATCATGGAAAATACTGGAATTTCCACATTAGAGGGTGTCAAGACTGCCCGTGAAATGCGGTCTTGTGGCGTCCACCCCTTTTGGACTATTGCACAGTGCCAGCGGATAAGTGCAACCGTGGGGGCGGGGGCGTGACCAGACACGGCGCGGAATCGAGGGCGGCCAACCTTGCGTAACGAGAAGACAAGTGACCGCGAAACGCCCGTAGCCCTTGCCACATCATCGGGCCGTTCTCCGCGTTGCAATCTAGTGAAGATGTCGAGTTCCGTCTGTTCGTCGATCATCAGACTGTTATTCGCTCCGGGGGTCGATCAGGGTTGTCGTCGGGCGGCTCCGATTGGCAGAGGTAGAGGGCTTGTGGGAGAGCGATAGCAAGGGCAACGGCCCGGTCCGCGTGCCCCTCCTCGTCGCTGGCCGCTTCCAGCTTGTAACCGAAACTCTTCTCGGCAATCGTCAACCGTGACAGATCATTGATGAGTTGCGGGTTGTTGTACATTTCGATTTGGCCACCGCGAAAGGCCGAGAGAAGGTCACGGGCCATCGTGTTGCAGTTCGGCCCACTGAATGGAATCGGGTTCATCAACAGCCCCTCTTCCAATTCCAACTGCTGGGCCATGAATTCCATCTGAGACGGATCGAAGTTGACGGCCGCCAATTGCCAGTCATGATTGGCCTGGACGATGGCCTGCTTGAACGCGGGCAAATCAACCCGCCCGGATGGCCCCGGTGCCCATGAGCGACACGACACAACACGGACAACATCGACACCGTATCTTGCACCCAAGACGACGAGGGCCGCATGGTCGTGGCGGACACCCGCATCGGCCCCAGCACAGAACACCCATGGAGGTTTTGCACCAGCGACCTCGGCCGGCAACATCGGACCGAGAAGCCGGACGGCTCGCGTGATGTCCGCGTAGTCGATGGCATCGCCCGCACCCGTGCCCCAGATGCCTCCCCATAGGCGATTGAATCGGGTTGTGCTGTTTCGTATCCGCGACTCTTCCATATCCTCCTTGTCGAGCCACGGGGCGGGAAAGTCGATCTTCTGGAACCACCAGCGTTTCCGCTGGCGATACCCTTCACGCCATCGCCATTGCCATGTGCGTTGCATACCCGCGTTGGTTGCGACGATGGCAAGGTTGGTTGGAATCTTGCTCGCGTTGTCCATCATGGTCTGCATGAACGCCTCTTTACTCACGTGAGACAGTTCGTTGCAGACCGTGACATGCGGCCGGCTGCCGTGGGCACCCGTCTCGTGAGTCGTGATGAATTCGCAAGTGACTTGATGGCTCGGGCAAATCACCTTGCTCACTTGGATGTCGAGATACTGTTGCATCCACGGATTCAAGTGAACGACCGATTGCATGGCCTTGTGGGTCTCTCCTGCCTGGTCCTTGTTGTCGGCCCCAAGTTCGACCAACAGCGGAACCCGCGAGAAAAGCAAGAGCCACAAGAGACACATGCCCACGTCGCTATCCTTGCTTGTGCCCTTGGTTCGCTCCAGCCAAAACCCACGAACGGGAGGCTTGCGACCGCGTGCTACCGCGTCGAGGCATGGAGCGATTGCCTTGAAGAAGTCAACCTGGAAGTCTGCCCAGATTGATCTAAAGATGGCGGGACCATCAGCGCCGGGAATCTTGAGGTCGCCCAGAAAGACGAGCGGATCGGCGGCATAAGCCGCAATCTTAGAAGATGGTAAGCGTACTTTACTTGCGGGCTTCGATTGTGGTCGTGTCAATCCATTGAGCTTTCAATCCCCTCAGGTGATTTTGTCCCTACAAGTGTCCTCTGTTCTCTATGTCGCGTTTATAGATGTCTCGCCAGTTTTCACAATCCCAAATGACACCAATCGTCGCTTCGCAAGCCGCCTGAAGACGAACAGACAACTCCTCCGCGATAATACATAGGATAAACGGAATGATCATTCCGACATAAAATATCCCGCCTAACAACCAGCGAACTCGGCTAATAGTCGTATCACTCATCGTCAAGTTCCTCGTATGGTTTATCGGGCGTGGTCGCATTGTCGTCCACAGATCGGATCGCGGCCGATAGCTGGTCGCCCTGACTCTCATTCAGGTCGAGGCCCTCGAACAATCTGCCAATAAGCGACTCACGTTGCGTCACGGCCTTACCAATCGCCTCTAGTTGGGTGGCGTACTGCGAAGGCGAGAGGCTCTTGTAGTTGTCGCGAATCAATCGGGCAATCATCGCCACGCGGGCCGTGTGTTCGCAGATCGCGTTGATGCGAGTCGCGTCAATCACGCTGATTTTCTTGCGGGCTTCCTTGATGGTCGCCTCTAGAATCCATTGAAGTTTACGAGCGGGCACGATCTCGTTGACCAGTTCGGGCGGTGGCTCCGCGAGGCTCAACCCATTTTTCTCCATAGCCGCCCCGCGTTCAAGAGCGGCTTTCCGCAACTTCAGCACGTTCTCAGGCGGCCGTTCCGGCTCCGGCTCCGGTTCCAGTGGCACCCACTGCACCGGCCGGGTAATCGGCATCGTGCCTCGCTTGCCGGGCCACCTCAATTCGGCGTCATCGGCGTTCTGGGTAGTCACTTTCTCCATGCCGGCTCGGTGGATTTTATCCATCGGTGGCCTCTGCTTTGGTGATAGCTTCACGCACCGCCTGCAACGCCCTCGGGACCATTAGCCCCTGGTAGGTCCGATCCGTGTCGATGGTGTCGAGCGTTACCTCGGCAACTTGCAGGGCCAGGAACATAGATTTCCACGCCGCCCACATGGGGTTAGCTTTACTCATGGCTTCCACTCCCTTTTCTGCATCGTGTCCACCACCTCCTGCGGACAGATATGGGCCAAATACTGGGCCGTCGTCGCAATCGAGCTATGCCCAAGTTGACGACTGATAACCCCGATGTCAACACCTTCCCTTCGCAATTCACACGCCATCGTGTGCCGAAACGCATGGGGATGCACCCGCTTTTCGATGTCACACATACGGGCCAGCCGCTTGACCGTGGCCCGCACGTAGACCGGAAGCATCCTCGTCCCCTGAAGCGAACAGAACACCGGGCCGCCGTTCGGCACCTTCTCGGCCCTGGTCACCAGCCACGCCCGCAACTCGCCCACCGCCCATGGATCAATGCCCACCGTCCGCGACTTGTCGCCCTTCCCGTGCAACACATGAAGCCGGCCGCCGTCCAGGTCAACGTCCTTCGGACAAAGGTCGAGAGCCTCTGACGTGCGAAGCCCGCCACGGTACAAGACAATCAGAAGTGTCCGGTTCCGCTGCTCACTCCACGACGATCCACACGCCCCGAGAAGAGAACGAACCTCGGAAGTCGTGAGTATCTCGGGTGGTAGCTTGATGCCAGCGTTGCTCATGTTGGTTTCCTCGTTTGGTTGAACGGTAAGCATCGGCCACCCTCTCCAGCGTGCCGAGGGTGGCAGGGCTTATCGTGGTTTCCAGATTCCCACGGGTCGCCTTGGAATCATTCCATGCAACTGAAAACATTCAGAATCGAGATAGCAGCGGCCAGCCCCAGTACGACGATATCGATCAGATACGCGAGCATCAGAATCACCCCCTCTCGGTCGCAGTGAAGTGCCTATGCTTGCTTCCGTTCCGCGTTGGTGATGGCGGCCCTTAGGAGGCTGGTGATTTTATTGCGGGCCACAAAGCCCCCCTGGGTGTATGCCTTCACTAATTGCCCGCCTACTATTCGCAGCACTCCGTGCCCGCCACGGACACAATTAACCTCACCGACATAGCCAATTTCCTCGCAAATTGTCGGCAGCGAAAGGGCTGCCTTCGCCGCCTCCAGCAACTCGTCCCGCTGCCGGAGTAGGTCGGGGGCAAATCGAACCAAATCCCCAACGGCCTTTGCATTGAGACTAGACACGCTCTTGAGTTTTTCTGGGATGTAGGCAACCCACTCACTCTCGACGAAATCGTATCTCACCGTTGCGTCGGCCCATCGCGGCCCCGGCGTGTGTTCTGCTTTCGCTTCGCTCATGTCATTCCCCTTCAATGCCTCGTGAAAGTTCAATCGAGTGGTAATGTCGTCCATCGCTTCTCCCTCATCGCCCATCATTGTACCGATACCCTTTCCACTGTCAATAGGCTATTCGACCATCTAGCCGGATTATTCCATGAAATCTCAAGCGGGGGGATTATCGCTTTGGTGGTGGTGGCGGGGGCGGTGGCGGATCATCGTGCTCATACACCCAGTGGTTGCCATCCCAGACCCTTGCCGGCTTGGGGTTCTCCAACTCGTCGAGCAGGGAATGAAGCACGGTCAGCGACCCGTCTCTTTCCATCATGTCCCTCGCCTTCGCCAGCAATCTAATCACATGCTTCGCCTTTCGTTGATCCATCACGTTCAAGATCAGCAGGGCCAAGGCCGCGTGGAAATAAGCAGCAGCCGCCAGACACCAGGCATCCACGTGGCCCCCGTACGCCCCCGTCCACATACCAGCAATCACCACCAACCACAGAATCCTCCGAATCATCACCTCACCCTCCATAGTAACTAGCGTCGAAACGACCGCCTACTTGGTTGCCGCCGACACTGTGAACTGAAACTCAATCACATTCTCTTTCCCACATTTTGAGCAAGTCACCTCAGTGTGATATGACTTTGGAACATCAAACTGAAACCGCCATGATTCCAGATTCCGTTTCCCGCAAAACACACACCGCCAATTGAATTTGGTCTGGTTTTTCATTTGCTCGCAATCCCCATCGTAACTAGTGCGGAAACGACCCCCGCCCCAATCGCTATTATTTACACTGAAAGTCCATTGAAAGGAAATCCCCATGCAATCAGCAGCGTCCAGTGTGCCCTGGTATCGTATCAACCATCCCTGTCGTCCCTTCTCGTGCGTTCCAGCATCCAATTGGTAATCTGAGTCGGATTAGGTGCATGTGACGCATCAGGGGCCGTCCTCGTCGATTAGGGTAGTGGCAGCGGTGATGGCGGCCGTCAGCATGTCACTCAATGGGCCAGGATGTCCGTTAAGTGAATCCATGACCTCCACGCAAGCTCGCAGCAATCCGGGAGCAGCGGCCATCAGCGTGGCTCTAGCAAGGTTCTCTTCCGGTGTAGCATTCCCGGGAAAGTAAGCCACCTGCGTGCGGCCAGCGTAAATACTGACGATCTCTCGGCCAACAAGGAGTGGCCGCCACTCTTCCGCCATCAATCCAGTCGTATCCATAGTGGTATCCATCGGTTAGAGGAATTTTCCGGAGTATTTGTGAGGTACCCTCACCAGTTCAGCCACCCCCCCATTGTGATTGACCGGGGGCGGGGTAGCAGGCGTTTGGTATTGCTATTGGGGAGAAGCGATACTGATTCCGTGTGGTGTGGTGGGGTGTCGGTTGCCCATCTTGCCTCGTCGTATTCGAGCTAGACTGACGTCTTCCCAGCTTGCCCATCTTCACGCCAGCAGTATACTTGCACAAATGACCAAGCATGTGTCGGTATTTTCGACACGGGGTTTCGGCAGCCAAGATTGGAGTTGGCATAGTTGATACTGAGTCTCAATACCATGTTCACGTCCTCTCTCTCGCCGATTCCGTTTTCCCATTCCTTACCACTGCTACCGATCCGGCTTGGTTCTGTCGATGATGGTGGTTGGAACGGGGCTGAATAGTTGCAGTGGTAAATGTCATTTCTTACCACTGCTATTGGCCGTTTGGTGCTGGTATGTATGTTGTTTGCAGTGGTTGGTTGGTTGCAGTGGTTTGCAGTGGTAAGCGTTGAGTTGAGGGTGAGCAGTGGTAAGGCCATGACGCAAACCCCTTATTTTTTCGAGTGATGGGAAGCCGGTGATGGGTGTCGGAGTAGTGGTAATTCCCGGTATATACCTAAAGGTATATATAACCGGGTGCTTACCACTGCTCCTTACCACACCCAAGGGAGACGCTTACCACTGCTCCTTACCACTGCTTACCACTGCTTACCACTGCTCTTGATTATCATCGATTTTCCATGCTTGAATGGACTGTTTGTTGCCCTTGATGATGGTCGATGGGATTAGGCCACCGCTCTCTACGAGGGAGGACCAGGCGTCATCGAACCGCTTGCCGCCCCTGGTGGCGTCGCGATAGTAGCGTTTGGTTTCGCCGGCTGGATGCTTGGCTGCGATGGCTAGGATTGATCTTGAGTCCTCTTCCACCCTCTCTTGGGTAGATTGCCTCCTGGCCTCTTGGGCGAGATCGTCGGCCTTCGAGCGGGATTCGCCCGGATCGTCAACCGTAACGGCCCATTTCTCTAATCCCCCAAATCGCCCGATGCTGAACTCACCCTCATCTACATCGAGGCACCATCGGCCGGCATGCCCCGCGGAGCCGCCGACTACTAGGTTGAGGAGGTGAGGTGTATGTGGTTCCCAGTCCTCTCGTCTGTTCAATAACACCCATTGCCGCATCCATTCACCGATACCGGCCCCGTGAATATCTTCACGCTGGAGCGGGTCTCCTGGGAGTCGAGCGGTGCCATAGCCGGGTCTCTTGACCGTGTGGTGAATGAGAACCAAGGTGCATCCAGTGGCACGACATACGTCGTTGGCCGCTCGCAATAGCTCACCCATTTTGAGTATGCTGGCAGCGTCGGCTTGCGGTAATGCCTGGTACAGCGGGTCTATAATCAGCACGTCTAATGAGTGTTTTTGAATTGATTGGCGTATACACTGGAGGTCTAGCCCGTTGCTAAAATTGGGCACGTCCTCGGACCAGAATAGGCCGTCGAAGGCGCTGGGGTCGAAGACAAACTTGCTCGCGATGACGCGGCGGACACAGTTCTGTATGCTGGCCATGCCTGATTCGCCCGTGACGACACCGACGCGGCGTTTCGCTGGGACCGTGAACTTGCCCAGGAATGGAACGCCGGCGACCAGGGAGACGGCCAGATCGATCACCAGGCTGGTCTTGAGGGCTTTGCTCGGGCCGGCGACCACGCATGGCTGATGGCGGGCGAGCACGCCGTCGATCAGATACTCGATCTTGAAGTCGCCCTTGTCGAGTTCGTCGCTGGTCAGCCATTGGATACGGCCCGACTCGTCGGTGGTGGTAATACTGTCTAGGGTCGCCCTGAATCCGCTTGCTAGCTCGCCCACGTCTGCCCCTGGCTCCCACGTCGCCCGCAGGGCCTCGGCATGAGCGGAGATCAATCGTCGCTTACGGGACTCTCGTGCGACGATTTTAGCGTACTTGGTAGCGAAGGCCGGAGAACCCACGGATCGGCATAGGGTGACGATGGTGTGTTCTATGCTTGAGCCGGCTCGGATGGCTTCAGCGTCTTCGCTGTTACGTAGCCAATCGGCGAGCATGGTGGCGTCGCCGGTCCAGCCCGAGTAGTGGAGGCCGACCAGGTGAGCGTAGAGGGCACGGTGGGACGATGAATAGAAATCGGCCTCTTGGACGATACTAACCACCTCATCGAGCACGTCGGATTTGAGCATAATCGAGCCGAGAACACCCTGCTCGGCCTTGAGGTCATGCGGGGGGGTGCGGTCGAGTAGTTCGGAGGGTGCCGACGAGGCGGGGGCTGTCCGTGTCATTTGTGGTTAGCCAATCTCTAGTTGCATTGCCTCAAGTAACTTCCGGTCGCTCTCAATCGCCGCTCTCAGCTTTCCCAACGCCCGATACTCCCGATCCTGGACGGCTCGGACAGAGATGCCCAGCAGCTTGGCACACTTCGGTTGTGATAATCCTGGCGTGCCGGGCTTCCGATCCTCGTGCAGCGGTGTTGTGGATGGCCGGCGTGGTTGTCGTGTGCGTGGTGGCATGATCGGCTCTACGGGTTCTTGTTTTCTGGTGTCGCGTGTAGTCGGTTCCACTTGTGAATCACCGATGTTTTGCTCTCGCCCTCGCTGCCGAACAGCACGATTCCACACTTGTCACAACTGATATTCCACGGCCTGCAAAAGCCTCGTAGTGGTTGGTCTACGGTCGGGCGACGGAGGCAGAGTAGGCAGTCATTGGCTTTCATGGCTTCCCCTACGGATTCTTGTTTTCGACGGCGGCCAGTGCGGCAAGGCAGATGGCGAGGGGAGCGGTGGCGGCCGATTCTTCCACATGGAAACCGTCGAACCAAGAGAACTTTGTCCGCCAATAAGACCCATGGGGATTCCAGACGATCTCAACAATGCCCATTCCGCCGTGTTTCTCAGCAAGAGGGCCACTCAAGATCGGGCGTATCACTTCCTCCGCGGCGGCGATGTCGGTGCTGTAGTGGTACGGGAAATATATCCGTTTCGGTTCTCCACAAGAGAACTTCTCGCCACGCTCATTAACATAGGATGCGTAGTCCCCTAGTGATTCACTGGGCGCACAGTGGAATATTCCCTCAATGGGAAATTTCCGTTTTTTGCGGTCGGCCCAACGGTAGAAAGTATACGGCCCGTCACTCCACCCCATCACCTTCTCGGCCACCAGTGCGTCAAGTTCCGGGCCGGCTTTCATATTTCACCTCGTGTGTTTGTGGTGGTTTTCTCGTTGCAACAATCGGGCAAGGCATCTCCACCGCCTCAAGTGCCGGCGTGATTCGTGCGAGCCAATCCGCTTCGGCGAGTTGCTTGCCGTGGGCTGCTGAGTCGCATTCGTCCGCCTCCATGATCCTGCTGGACGCGCGATAAAACCTCCACCGCCAAGCTGACCATTGGCCAGACGAATTGGCATTACGCTCCACATAGTAAGTGCCAAACAGCGTTTCGGTTGACCAACCCTGTCTGTAGTCATGGCTTCTATCTTCCCACTTCAGCGGGCGGATTGTGTAGAGTTTAGGCATCACTCCCCCGTTCCTTTCGCCGCGTCGGCGGCTTTGCAGGACACCATCAACGCTATTCGCATCTTCACGATGGTGGCTTTGGCTTGGTCAACGTCTTCCATAATAGTGTCTTCACACGTTCCGGTACCCCGATTCATCTTCCCGCCGTTGATGAAGTCCACAAGATTCATGCAGTGGTAGAGGTAAGTTTTTGACATAATTCGACGAACCTTAGCCTCTCTAGCCTCCGCCTCATCTTCGGCATCGTCAGCTCGGTCCATCTGTTCGCGCAGGTCGCCCCGCAACTGCTCGATCTCGGCCATTGATTCAGCCAACAGTGATGCGGTCATCCTTGATGTTACGTGCGGTGGCAGTGTTCGCAAGTGGGCTTTTATTCTGTCAATCATCGTTTTGGTCTCCTGTTTTCGCGGAGTAATTGCCTTCGCCTCCTCCATCCACACACCCCGACCAACCCCATCACCATCAGCATTGCCGTCGATGGCTCGGGTGCGTATTCATACGTCAGTTCATGCCAGAGTGCGGAGCCCGATCCACTACCCGCGTTGCATCCCCAGTAGAACATCGTGGCCGTGGTTGGGTTCTGCTCGTCACGGGCGAGCACATCAAACTCGACGCCATCCATTGAATAGGTCATGTCTCCCGTGGCCTCGTCAAACGCCATGCCATAGTCGTGGAACGTATTGTGGAAGAGGGGCACGTCGCTTCCTGGTATCAGCGTGTCGCCCGCACCGGGTATGTAGTAGTAGCTACCGGCGTCGTCCCAGGTGAATGAATGGCCCGCCTCACCGTCCAGTACGGTGGCCCTGAACTTGCCACGGCTCCCCCACTGATACCTCATGTTGAAGTCGAGGGACCAGTCAACATCGAAGTTCAGGTCAGAGTAGTCGGCCGGCTCCAAGCGGTAGTACCCGCTCGGCATGGTCATTTGCCACGTCTCGGTGCCGTCACCGCATACATACGGGTGGGCGGAAGACGGAGCACCGGAGGCCAGTACCCATCCCTCTTGACTTGGTGGCGTGGTGCCGTAGTGTTCGAGGCCACGGATGATGCCGGCTTGGGATACGGAGGCGGCGAACAGGACGCACAGACACATTGCAATGGACTTCATCACTCTACCTCCCAATGGAACTAAAAATAGTTTTTGACGTGCATGGAACTTAGGTCTTTTTCTTCTAATAGCTGCTGCTTCCTGGCGGCCAAAGCTCCCGATAGCAACGAGGAAACTTCTGATGTATTTTGGCGAGTCGTCTTTCCGCGTACAAAATCCGACAACGCAGCCTTGTAAGCGATTGCAATGTCAGCCGCCGTAAGGCTTGCTTTCGATTGGGAAAACTGAGCATTTGCAGCAACGAGGCTTCTCTCTTCTTGACTTTCAGGCACCATTCTATTTCACTCCTTAAACTAAAGAAACATCTGGAACATAACTCAGAGCACCATGCCCTTGCGTCTCTAGACCGAAACCACTCAAAATCCGAAAACAACGATGCAAAATAACGATTACAGGACGAGCATTTGAGTCTCATTAACCTCCCTTCCTTCTCCGTGGGGGCTCGGCAATAAAAGCCATGCCGATTATTGCAAGCCGGATAGGTGACATCGGGAAACATCGCTCAATACTCCATGGGTGGAATGTCGATGTGGACGATGACGGGGCAGTATTCAGGGGACAATTCCCTTTTCACCCATGCCTCCGCCTGGCGCTTGGTCCTGAAGGCTTCATCGACAGTGTGTTGCACATGAGGCAGAAGGATGCTCCATACCTCCCATGGATACTCTGCCCCTTTCGTTTGTCGCCTTTTTGTTTTGGCTTTCGTGGCTTTCGCTTCCACTACCTTCGCCACCCGCTTCGCTTTCTTCTTAGCCATCGAACTCAACTCCTTTGTCAGAGATACGGAACCGGCGGCACCTCACGTCGCTCGTCGGTCCCTCGGTGTAGTACACGATCATCACACTCCCATCCTTCAGCGTCACGAACGCGGGATACGCACCGCCACACGCATCCACCGCGACCGGCCCCTGCCACGTCTTGCACTCGTCGAGTGAGTAGTGGAAGCAGGTGGCGGGGACGCGGTGGGCGAGAAGAATGGCGGAGGTGGGCCGGGCTGGACTCGAACCAGCAGCCTCCGGTTTAATGGGTTCTACCGTTTGAACTACCGGCACCACCTCCACCCTATGCAACGCTGGACAATGCAACGGGAACCCGATGTCCTTCGCAGTCGCCCAGTTCTTTCCATCGGGGCTGTATGAAAAATGTCCGTTACATTTGCGGCCACGCATCACAGCATAGTAAGGCATACCGCCAAAGTATGTTGCACCCCCGAGGCCATAGCGATGGTCACCAATACCGAGGCGTATCGTGTCCGTCTCCGCATCCAGGTGCTTGCCGCCATTCGGTATCGCGAACACCTGCCACGTCTTCCCGTTGTCCGTGGAGCGTATCACGTAGGGCTGGTCAAAGTGGTACGAGCCGAGGAGCAGGTGGCCGTCGCCGTAGTCTCGCATGGGTGCGGAACAGCCGGCGTCGTGTTGAAGCTTGCGAATTAGGGTAGGCCGGAGTGAACCCGGCTCGGTCTGGCCAGACGGTATTGTAGTCCCGCCTGCTCCATAGCCCTTCCGATGGCCCCCACCGTCTGTCAAAACCTCTTGACGGCTCTCGCCACTACCCACAATCTCCGCACAATACACCCCATCCCCCGCCATCTTCGGCACGGTGATGAGGCGGAAGTATGTCAAGATGATTCGCCCATCTTTCAACACTGATATGTCGGGGTCGCGGTCATCCTCGTCCGTGTCGAGCAAGAGGGCAGGCTCGCTCCACGTCCTCGCCTCGTCGCTACTCGTCACGTAGGCGATACACCCACCGCCCTTGCGTTGGTCAGTACGGGTGACGTGGCCGCTCTCCACGCCCGAATAGTAGACGACTATGATTCGTCCATCGGGCAAGCGACACGCACCAGGGAAGGCACAGTAGGGACCACCGGGTCCGTGTGATGCGACGAGGGTGTACGGTAGGGGTGTGGCCGCTCGCGTGTAGCGCTGGATTATAAGGCAGACCACGAGGGCGAGGGTGATGACGAATAACCATTTGAGTAATTCTGTCATAATATCTCCTTTAATATTCTGATGGCAAGCGGAACCATGAACACAAGCCCAGTGACCTGTACGGAAATCCCAATTGCTTGTATTGCGAGGCCGTACGGCCTCAACAGCCGACCATAGGGCGGCACGGCCATCAATATACCAACTAAAAAAAACAGCACCTTCATTCACCCGCTCCTTTCGCCGCGTCGGCGGCTTCTGGGTTAGTTGTTCTCCATAGTCTTCGCAGCACGCTATCAATTGCACAATATGGACAGGGGCACATCCCTACAGACGAATCACACTCACAATAGTCTTCCTTGAATTCGAGGCCACCCATATTATTAGCACGCATGGCTAGGTCGATGTCGTCACCGCGAGGTAAGCGAGCGAAGGCCGCTTCCAACCGCTCCACCTCCACCACCAGCCGCCGGATGGTTGCGGCTCGGCCGTCAGCTTTGGCCCGTAGTTGCCCGCAATCTTGGCGGCTAATGGCAAGCATCATCGAAAGTCCGCTCATTGCACCTCTCCCCCGTCACGGGTTGCTATCCCCTTGAACACTTCCATCTCAATCGTCTCACTCGCAAACCTCACCGACCCATCAGCCCAGACGAAACTACACCCGCCGGGATGGTGGGACGAAAAGAAGATGTCATTGAACAGACACTTCTGCCCTGGTCGAGCGTGGTCGTAGTTGCGTTCTTCGGGGTCGGTGTTGATTGGCCACGTCACGTTCTTGGAAGAGAACACGCAGACGTGGTGCCATGGCTTGGTGACTTGTGTGGTGTAAGCTCCGGCGGTCCAGACTCGCAGCCAGTTGACTTGTTCCCCCACAGCAATGGCATTGCTTGTCCCGTCTCGGATGTCTGCAATTCGTACTCCTGATAATGGAAAGAGGATTCCGTCTGTCCTATAATTTCCGCAATGTCTGCTTTCGAGGGACGGTCCGGACTTTGCCCCAGCCACACCCACGTAGTTGGTGGTTCGCCACTGGTAGGTATCTCGCATGTGCGGATCGAACGGCTGCTTTCCGTCGCTCGGGCACGTCCAAACAGCCAACTCAAGAGCGGACAACTCGCAATCAACCCCGTCACAAATGCTCGCCTCGGTATCAAACTGGTCATGTACATTCCCTTGCTCGATGTAAGGCAGCACGTACACCCGCCATCCCTCGCGGGTTCCGGTGGGCGTGCCGCTGCTGCTGGTTGTCAGGTAGCCCACCGCAGCTCCACACGGGAAGCTACCAAGGGCCGCGTGGTAGTTGTGGAGGGCCAGACCGAGTTGCTTCAGGTTGTTGGTGCAACTGATACGACGCGCCGCCTCGCGGGCCGCTTGGACGGCAGGGAGAAGTAGGGCAATCAGGATGCCGATGATCGTGATGACCACCAGTAGCTCAACAAGTGTGAAGGCGCGTTTCATCATGTTAGTTCCAAAATGCTCCGCTCTAATTCCACAACGAGTTCGTCAGCTTCCTTTAGTTGGCTCGCTAGGTTTTCGGCCTGCTCCTTGAATGTATCGCGGTCAATTTCTATGTCAGCAATCAGGTCACGGATTGCATCAAAGGCATCGTCCATGTCATGTACTTGGATCATCGTCTTCTCCCCAAAATTCCAACACTCAATTGAACAGTCCTATTCGTCGCCGATGTCGATAACATCAATGCAGCGACGAACCCACGAAATGCGTATCACCTTGCCGTCCTTTCCTGCCGCTTCGGCATCGCCATATCCTGCGAAGCGAGCCATTTCGTCCCATGTGTCACGCTCATTGACCACCTGTTGCTTGGCTACCTCTTCGACGACTGTACCTAGCAACTTGCTTGCGGCGGCACGGACCTTAAAAGCATCCTGGAGTTCCACGTATTGTGCATTACTCAACTCAATAGTCTTTTCTATTTTTTCACTCACCGTCTACTCCCAGCAATTGCAATTGATAATTGAACAGCCAACGCCAGCGGCGAGGCTACCGCGACCACGACCCCGACCGCGACCGCGACCACGACCCCGACCCCGACCACGACCACGACCCCGACCCCGACCGCGACCGCGACCCCGACCACGACCCCGACCCCGACCACGACCACGACCGCGACCGCGACCCCGACCCCGACCGCGACCCCGACCCCGACCCCGACCCCGACCACGACCACGACCGCGACCCCGACCCCGACCACGACCACGACCGCGACCGCGATTTTCTGTTGACTGGCATTAACATTTTGCTGGTCCCCACGATTCAATGCCCTTAAGCATCACACGCCATGGCGTCGGCAATGACTGGGCGTCTTTCCAATCGCCCGTTGTCAGTTCGCCCGTTTCGTACACGAGTTGCGGATTAGTTAGTTCAATGTGGTCATCATTAACCCCCGACAGTGTGCCGGTGTATATGTAAATACCACAGAACAGCACTACCTTTTCGTTGAACATGGCCACAAATCCACCATCCTTTGTTTCGACTACTCGTTTCATCTTCGACTCCCTGAAATTGCGATTGATAGTTGAGTGGCCAACGCTAATGGGCTAGCCACCAGAAAACTAAACGGACTGAAGTAGTTTATCCACACCACCACGGCGACCGATGCACCGCAGCCCAACCACGCAGCCGGCCAGCCTGCCCGTGGTATGAACAGGGCGACAAGCACCAGGCCGCCGAGTGGTGTGGCAAGTAGATTGACAATCTTGTAACACAGTTCGATTAGGTTGCCTTGGACGCAACCGATTAGTAATGACAGGATGAAGACGATGAGGGCGAGAGAGACGGTGGCGGTGGTGGTACCGACTCGGCGGGTTTCCACCGCAAATCTTTCCCCGGAATTGGGGCGAAGCCAATCCACCGCCACCGTACTCACGCAACTGTTGATACCACTCGACAGACTACTCATGGCAGCCGCCAGCAAGGCAGCCACCACCAGCCCACGGGCACCAGAAGGCAACTCAGATGATATGTATGACAGAAAGATACCGTCAGCGTTTGCGGCCGTGCCGTAGTAAGCCAGCAGACACACGCCCACGATGCCCAGGAGTAGCGTCAACGCCACGTCACAACCAAACCCAATGAACAACACTCGTCGGGCAGCGGACACGCTAGGCACGGACAGGAAGCGTTGAGCGTTCATCTGGTCACCTGCCTTGACGGACGTTCCGAGGCACGCGGCCGACAACACGGCCCAAGGAAGAGTGACCCGCACTCGTGGATCGAGTGATAGGCTGAGTGCGGGCCACTCCATGGGAATCACATTTGCAGGGACTTGGTGGGCTATCAACCCGATAGTGATGATGGCTCCCGTAAAGAGAATCAGTGCTTGCAGAACGTCCGTCCAAACAACCGCCCGGAATCCGCCCAGGCAATACAAAAGCGTGGCACCGACTAACGCGGCAGCGAGAGGGGAAACAGGCCATCCGGTTAGCGGTGCCACGACGAGAGTAGTTGTGATGTGAACTATCATACCCATCCAGGCAAGACGCATCGAGAGGAAGAGGCACGACGCGAGGCGTTGGCAGCGGAGCGGGGCGAGTAGTTCGTAAGCAGTGGATTGCACTAGAATAACCTTCGGTCTTTCTGGACCAAGTCATACTCTGCTTTGCGTAGGTGTCCGATGGCTGTATTGTAGTAGCCCTCTTTCAACTCGATGCCGACGAACTTCCGCCCCATCGACACTGCCCCGTATCCCTCGCTACCGATCCCCGCAAACGGTGACAAAACCACTTCGCCCGGATCGGACCAGAGCTGTATAGCCCTGTCGATAACGTCGAGTTGTAGCGGACAGATATGCTTTTCATCCTTGCCGTCGCGAGCCTGTTTGTAGTTCAACACTCGCGTCTGGTTGATGTCCCACCAAACTGGTTCCGCGTACCGTTGCCAGATTCGGATTGATTGCATTTGCCTCGTGTTGGATTTCCGGGCGAATGGAGACGGGTGTTCGTCGTGGTCGCGAGGGTCAGTCTCGCCGACGTAGCCCGTCAGGCCGTCCGTACTCTTCAGTGGTTCGTCGCTCATCAGCGTGCCATTGGGGGTCTTGCGAAACACCAAGAGATAATCAGCCATTCCCTGGCGGCACTGCGAGCGGTCGCGGAGTACGGTCTTATGGAGTAGTCCGTTATTATTCGTGCGTTCCCGCTCCGTAACTGGACACTTCCAAATCGTCACGCGGCTATGATAGGACCAGCCGGCCGCAACATGGAGCCGGATAAGCTCTCCCGGCAAGTCCCATAGGCCGGCGGCCCCGTCGCGGTTGTAGTAGGTCGGCAAGTCCTTACAGTGGACGACGCACAAACGGCCGGGAACGGTGACCCGAAGCAACTCAGGAACGAGGTATTCGTAGTGCCGCATAAACTCCTCGTTGTCGGCCGAGTTCCCCATGTCCGCCGCGTGGTCGCTGTAGATGTACAGGCCGGCGAAGGGCGGTGAGTACATCGTCAAGTGAATCGAGCTATCGGGCAGCGACTTGATTGCCTCGCAACAATCTGCCTGATACATCGCCCACCCTTCGCCGCGTTCCTGCCCACCAACCTTCGCGTCTAATTTGCTTGTGACTGTAGCCATTCCGGTATCTCCGTTGATTGGTGTCGAGCGGTCGGCCGTAGTTCCGTTTGGCCGTAGACGCTTTCTAGTTGGTGGTCATGGATCGCATCGCATAACGCCTCTTGCATTTCCCCGAAAGCACGTTCCTTTGTTTCGAGCGTCTTGATTATCTGACCCTCCGCGTCGGTCGATACCATGTGACACTCTACGGGGAGGGTTTGCCCGAACCGCCAGCAGCGGCGAATAGCCTGGTACAATCGCTCCATAGAAAAGCTGAGCCCAGCGAATACTACCCGGTTGCAATGTTGCCAGTTCAGGCCATGGCCGGCAATCTCTGGCTTTGTAATCAGCCGCTCTATTTTGCCAGTCCCGAAGTCCAATAGCCGCTGTTCTTTCACGTCCATGTGATCGCTGCCACGGATCTCTACCGCGTCGGGAATCCGTCGCTTCAGTTCGTCGGCCTCGTAGTTGGTATCGCACCATATAACCCACGGACGGCCATCGGGTTGACCGATGATCCTGGCAACCTCCTCGGCCCGTGCTCCAATTGTCGCACGCTTGACGCCGTGCATATTTGTCGCTGATATATTGCCGGTGTGGAACAAACAACCGGGTGGAGGCGGGCAGTCGTCGGCCGATACAATGTGCATGTGTCGATGCAATGGCGGCAGATCGTAACGGTCATCTTCGTACCCAAGGTCACGCGGATGGGTGACACAGGCAGCCCAGGATGATACCCACCGCCAAAAGTCGTCGGCCGCATGGTGCTTCAGTCTGTAATTCCCGGCATGCATCGTGTCGTTGATAAACCACCGAGATATCATTTCATTCGACGGCAGAATTCCAAGGAAGGCCGAGTGGTTGCCGAGTTCCAGATGGTCATTAGGGGCAGGGGTCGCCGTACAGCAGAGGCGAAAACGGAAGTCGGCAAACAGTCGGCATAGCTCTTGCTTGATCTTGCCAGTGTACGCTTTGAGTATGCCTGATTCGTCGAGCACCACTCCAGCGAATCCACTCACGTCGAACTTGTGCAATCGCTCGTAGTTGGTAATGGTGATTCCAGGCCGCACGTCGGATTGTTCGCGGCACACCGTAACGTCTACGCCGATGTTAAACTTCTCGGCCTCTCGCCTCGTTTGGTGTGATACGGCCAGTGGAGCGAGGATTAGCACGTCGCCAAACTTGTTGACTATCTGCTCGGCCCATGCCAGTTGTATCAGCGTTTTCCCTAGACCCGTATCGAGGAAGGCGGCCACTCGTCCACCGCGACATGCCCACCGGGCAACGTCGGCTTGCCAGTCGTGCATGCCTAACGGGAACTCTCCAGGATCGAAGCCGGCGGCCTTTTTGAGTCGTAATTTACTGTCGATAAAATCCGCGTATGCCAAACCCACGTCATTCCCCTCTCAATTTTGGTATCACTTTCCACCCAGTAAACCACAACACGACCGGAGCGGCCAGCATCCCCGTCCACAGCCACGGGCCGTGCTTGATGACCTCGCCCGGTACGGCGGTGTAGCTGATGACACTGAACCAACTGACGAACAGCGACAACCCCACCGGCAAGCTACCCATGCGTCGGCCACCCAGTAGAAAGTCGTCGGCCGTCTTGTTTCGCTTCGCGTGCCAGCGACCGACCAGGAGGATGGTGGCGAGGTAGGTCAAGATGATGAGGTAGTCAGTGGGGGTCATGGCTTCACGAATCTTCCCTTGGAATCTCGCGGAAAGTCTTTTGATATTTGGCTCATTTCCTTTCGGTTGTCGTCGGTCCACGGATAGGGACGAGTCCATCGCCAGGGTAGACTTCCCTTCTGTTCCAATGGAGCCAGGTCGTCAGCCAGCACTTCGATTGTCTTGTTGGTCATGCCTCGACGAACTAGATAGACAACTTGCGTACTAGTGCATTTCAAATACGGCGGGTCCGCATCGCCATCATATTCTCCATCCGCGTTGAAGTCGGGCCCTCTTGTGCCCTGGTACACCCCAAGCTGCCGGTAAGCTGCACCAACAATCTGAGCGATAAACGGGTCCCCTTCGGCTAGCCGTATCGCAATGCGGTTGCGGCCATCTGGATAGTCGAAGTGGACAGTTGCCGCCACTAGTACCCAATCTCCAATTTTGTATTCTGGTTTATTCATTGCTTCGGCTTCTCGCGTTCGGCTAGCATGGCGTTGGCGTACCGATAAGAGTTGTCAGCTACTTGGTCGTAGCAGTCATGGCCCAGTTTGATTAGTCCAATGAGCGCCTGCCCCGCGAACCACTCACGGAGGGACATGCCGGGCTCGGCGACCATCTGCCCGTCGGGGTCTTGCCACGACACTGGAAACGCTGGCCCGCCGTCTTGTCTTTCACTCATCTTGTCTCCATCCTCTCTCGTAATGAACACGCCCGACACGGAACCCTCGTCAATCTCGCGTGGCACGTCGGACAAAATACCCGCTCGCCTTCTCTCACGATCCGCTCGCCAAACCATAGGATATCCGATCGCGAACACCCACGGGACTGGCGACGTTGAAACTCAACCACCTCACGGACCAGTGAGAGTGGAAGAGAATTGCCCGTCTCCTGTAATTGCGACCACACTTCCCTCGGGTCCATCCGGTCCTTTTGTCGTAGTCGCTGGATGAGTTCCTGCACGCGGATTGAGGGAGTCAGAGTTGTGGTGGTAGTTGTAGACATACCTCACCGCTAGTAATTCGGTTGCTGCGGGATCGACGGCCTTGCATAGGATGTTGATGTGCCGCTGGAGCCGTGCGTTGCTGGTTTGCAGTGTTGCTACCTTGTCTTCCAAATCTAGGATACGCTCGACGGTTGCGAGTGCCTCATTCATTGGATTGCCTTTCGAGGAAACGGGACACACATGCGTCAATAATGGCGGCCTTGCCCTTGGCGATACCGGGGGCGTGCTTCCACCAGTTCGGCTTTGCCTGGGCCTGGATGAGTTCCGCGTAATTGGTCACGCCAATCGTGCGGAGCGAGTCGCACATGCCTTGTGGGATGCCCATGGCCTCGACGGTCGCCATGTCCCAACCGTCGTCCGGGTCGGGATCGCATCCGTCACACTCGCCAGGTTGGCCGCAAATCTCCGCGACGGCCTCCTGGAGTCGGTTGTTGGCTCGGGCCAAGTCTCCACATGCGAGCATTGTGATCCGCTCCGCGTGAACGTAGACCGCCTCGGCCCGCTCAACGGCCTCGTGTGCTCGCTGTAGTGTGTCGATGTTGACGGGGGCGAAGACGGCCAATTCGTCAACAGGTTCCGTCTCGTCCATGCCGTCCGTCTCGTCCATGATCTCGTCTTCGGTTGTCTCTTGCTCGGTTTCTTCGGCGGTGTCGGCAACCCCATCAGGTTCGTCGGCAGGTTCGTCATCATCCGGCCCGATACTCTCAGCCTCGAATGGGACGGTCTGAATGGGCGGGTCCGCGAATTCCTCTGTTGTGTCCGAAATGTCGTCGAACTCTTCCCAGCCTTCGGCCTTGAACTCAAGATTTGAGGCGGGTGTCGGTTTGGTTTCTAGGTCGAGTGTGCTTGCGTCAATTTCCATGAGTCGTGTTCCTATTCAGTTCGGGTGATGACGCAGGCTTCGCCGATAGCGAGCTTTCTCACTCGGGTTTCGGCAGAGACGAAGCCTGCGTCAATCCCAAGGGCCGTCACGATGCCGTCAAAGCCTGCGCGAACCCACACCCCAACATCATCGGGGCTACTTGGACAATGGATTATTTCTGCATAGTCCCCCTCGGTTAAATCGACCAGACTAATACCTTGCGCAGCGTCTTCCGCTCTTCGTTCAATGGTTACTTTCACTGTTTCATCTCCCAATATGCTTGAAGGATTCGGAACGTCGTTATCTCTGCGACCCGCCTCGGGGTCATGTCTCCGTATCGGCCCACCGCAATCCAGTGGACGTTGTAGACGGTAGCCCACTTCGTTGCTGTGCGGAAGACGGCCTTCGGATTCAGCTTGGTGTGATAGGGCGGCTTGTTGAGGATGTCTTCCCACGTCCCTTCGATGACCACAAACGCCCGGTCCAGTTCAGCCATCCGTTCGTGTTCACGTCGGAATCGGTCGTGGCCTTGGCCGACAGTTCCGTAGAGGTCGGCAAGGGATTTGCGCTCGACGGTTATCTTGTCCTCGTACCCCTTGATGCTGTAGTCGCCTTGCTTGAGTGCTTGCCATTCAGTCTCGATGACCAGCGGGCGGTAGCGGTGCTTCGCATCGGCCTTGATTCCCTTGAATGTGTAGGGCTTCTGCTCGCGGCTATCGACCAGGATCGTGAACGGGTTGAAGATTGGTGCGTCCGTGCTGGGCATGATTACTTACATAAATATTGGTCAGGCAGCGAGCAAACATAGGCCGGGTCACCCGAGCATGTGTCAGCTTGCCACATTGAATCTACCCACCTTGGGCTTTTAGGGGAGTCGCATTCACACACGAAGATTACACACCCGCTATGGCAATCAGTTCGAGAACACCCACATAGTGGGCAGTGTCTATATGCAACCTTCAGATGCGTATCACCAACGCCCGGCTCGTACTCGTCCATTTCCACCACGTAATACGGGCCACCCTTGGGATGCTTACCAAGCTCGTCGTGACAGCGTTCGCACAGCGTTTGCAAATCAGAGAGCGGGGCTTCCCATGGTTTGTTTGTATACGCAATGTGATGGACGTGGAGCATTTGGTCTGGTCTGCCACAGGCAACACACCGCCAGTTGTCGCGGTCCATTACCTCAAGCCGCTTCTTTTGCCATCGTGGGTCACGTAGCAGCGAGACGTAATCTGTTGTGGCAACCTTGCTAGACATAATTGACATTCTCTTGCAGGTGTTAAAACCCCCGCCCGCCGCCCATGGCTACAAAAACGGCGAACGGGGCACGCGAGGTATACGTTAGAGGTCGTCCAGGCTATCCGCCTCGCCGCTGGCGTCGGGGATGGCGGGAGCGGGCACGTCCGGTGCGTCTGGGTTGCCAATCGCCCAGCACCGATCGTAGTTGACATACGGACGGCCGTTCGCATCGGCCTTGTTGCTCTCCGTGAAACTGGCGATGCACTCACCGTCCACCAACTCGACCAAATCCACATCCTTCTTCTCGTGCGGCTTGATGAGGCCGAGAGCCAAGCACAGTTGAGCGAGTTGGGCTTGCGCCTTGTCCAGCTTCCAGTCGTCGGTGCTGAAATCGAAGTAGGCCCGCCGCTCTTTCCCTTCCTGATCCGGCGTCGTGCCACTGATCGCCTGGAACGTCACCCGCACGGATGACTCGGTATCGTAGCGGTCGTCCACCTCCGCGATTCGCACGTGATAGCTGCCCGCTTCCAGTAGCTTGCTACCGGGCTCGTAGGTGGCGTCGTTCTCGTCGTCAAAATCGCTCGCGTCAATCTCGAATCCCATTGTTCAATTCCTTTTCAAGAGTCTTGATTTCGTTCTGTGAGTAGCACGATTGCATAAGTATCAGTGGTGAGCCCAAGACGCGGAGGCAAACTTCCTCGCACGCTTCAAGCCCGTAGCGTTGAATCAACGGCCGCAACGCTAACGGCCAATCTAAGAAGGGGAGAACGTCTCCGCTGCCTCGATCTTGAGCTTCTTTCGCTCCAGCTTGTCAATGATGTCGTCGGCCTGGTGGCGAGTTAGTTCGGCCATCTTTTTGACGCCACGCTCGGCAAACGCCTGCTTGATTTGGTGAAGCGTTACGATGCCTTCGTGAGTGGGAGTCTCAATAAACGCCTTGATCTTGTCCTGCTGAATCTCATCACACGGACCATGTACCTTGTCGCTGTAGTCGCTCGGGTCGTGGCCGACCTTCGGTGCGGGTGGCGTGACGAGTGCCGGCGGCGGTGCGGGCTTCGTGCCCTCTTCCTTGATGTTCTTCTCCGTGGGTGTCACCGCCGCCGGCCCGCCAGCATCAGAATCTTCAGCCTCAACGAATGGGATGGCGAGGCCGAAGAAACAAGCGTACTTGAACGCGGCCGACATGGCCTTGTTAGTCGCCTTGTCGCCGCCGAAGTCGAGCCCCTCGCCCGCTGCCGTGCTGGTGACGCTGGAGCCATCGGGAGCCCAGAATGTCAGGGATAGCAGGAGCGTGGCCCGGTACACCTGGTTATCCGTGGGCTTGCCGCTCTTCATCACCGTGCGGATAATCACCTCGGTGTGGTAGTCGTGGCACTCGAACGAGAGCGAGATACCGTGCTTGACCACAACGGGATGGACCGCGTTGAGTACGTCGTCGATGCTGCGAAACTTGTAGCCGAGGGCGGGATTCTTTTTCCCCTTGGGGATGGCCCCAACGTCCCTGATAAACAAGGGCATCAGGGCATAGATGTCTTTTGTGGGCTTTGTGCCATCCGAGCCCATTGTGACTGCATGTGTTTCACTCATCAATCCACACTCCCAATTTCTGGGCCACGGCCCTGGTTATCTTGAGGTCATTGAGTAGGTACTGCTTCGCCTTCTTCTTCTCGGCTGGCGTGCCGAACCACAGTCGGGCGAAGTCGCCACCGCCAACGTCGTCAGGCTTGCCACCCACGCCCAGCGTCTTCGCCACGGTGTCGAGCTTCGGGAACGTGCCATGCACACCGCACGCCCAGACGACAGCGAGGTCAACGGACAAATCGTTCCAGTAGCGATTGCCCTTGAGAAAATTGACCGGCGGTTGAATCCCATGCACCCAGCCACGATGAACCACAAACGGCCAGTCGAATCCGTGGGTGTTGAAGCCGATGATGCGGCGGCCCCGGTCGGTCGCTTCGCGGAAGGTCTTGTAGAAGTGTTCAATGATGGTCCGCTCGTCGCGGCCGTCAATCTGACATTTGTCCGTGATGTAGCCGGCGGCGAGAATGCAACCCGTCTCGGCGTGGAGTGCCGCGTCGTCCAGGAACTTTTCCCACTGCTCCGCCTTGGCCTTCTCCAGTGCCTTGATTGCCACCTTCACGCGAGCCTCATAGGCATCCTTAGACGTTTGTAGCTTCACCTCCCGCTTGGTGGGGTCGACAGCGTTGCCATACTTCACCGTGTCGGGGTCAAACGGCTCGGCAATCAGCTTGTAATCCTTGACTTTGGACGGCTTGAGCGACGGCATGACCGCCCGTAACTGGTCGTCAGGTTGTGGACCAGTTTCAAAGTCAACTCCTATCGAAAGCGGCTCGTTCGCCATGGTCGTCCCTCTCTTCGTCAAAAGTGGTTATGATTCGTCCGCCGCACTTCGGACATGGATCGCCACGGCGGTCTACGTTGTCCATTGCTACCCAGTCGCATTGGGTGCAGAAATGCTCAAGGCATGACATTTGGTTATCTGACTTCGTAGCCGGAGCCGTAGCCGTAGCCGGAGCCGTAGCCGTAGCCGGAGCCGTCGCCGTAGCCGTAGCCGGAGCCGTAGCCGTAGCCGGAGCCGTCGCCGGAGCCGTAGCCGGAGCCGTCGCCGTAGCCGTAGCCGTAGCCGGAGCCGTCGCCGTAGCCGTAGCCGTAGCCGTAGCCGTCGCCGTAGCCGTCGCCGTAGCCGTAGCCGTAGCCGGAGCCGGCTAGTGTGGTCAGCGGGTCCATTTCGCGGCCTCCGTGTCTATGAGATGCTTAACGCCATCCGGCATGGGAATCCGCACTGTACCGACAGCGTCAATCACCGTGTCGTCGGTTGGGCCGTCCGTGGCCAGTTCGCCAAGCCCTTTCGTCGTGCCCCACTTGCGAATGTTGCGGGCGTTGCTGATAACGCACCAATTGCTATCCACAACGCAATCGCCGACGTAGACAAAACCCCGATCGGCAACGACGATTGCATGGCCCCGCAGTATTTCAGTGGATTCCATTTCAAAGTCTCCTTTAATGTGAATAAATAGAAGTTACTCGTCCGGTGTAAACGTCCCCGTCACGATCCGCCCGTCGTCCATCGTGATGGTGACGGTGGATGGAGTGAGGGGAGGGGTGATGGGGGTACGGTATTTGGCAATGAGGGTACGGAGGATGTCCTCGGGCTCATTGCCATCAAAAGTGATGACGCGGCCTTCGCGTGTTTCCACGCCCCCACTGCCATCGCCATGCAGCTTGATAAAGTGGCTTGCACCCGGAAAGGTTTTCGCCTTAGCCTCTCGCAATAACCGCTTGATCTCCTCCACCCGATCCGGCTTGATGTGCTTGGCGAGGATGGGGGTGAGGTGGGCCACCAGCTTTCTCTTAGCGTCTGATGACCTCTCGCAGCTAAGCCAGTGAATGAAATCTTCCATCTCCCAGTCTCTTTTGTGGGCTTTAGCCGCACTCACGATTGCCCCCATAATCTCTTGAATCAACTCATCCATCACACACCCCCATTGTCATTGATTGAAAATCCGCGACGGGTCAGGATGGATGCCCTCGACCCCAACCCGCCGCGAACGCACCAACCAGCGGAGAGAGACGCCGGCTGGGATGCAAGTGTATGGATGCGGGGCTCGGTTGTTCACCGATTCGCTAGCACACCCCGCAATAAGAATTCTCTCTCTCATCACCCTACCCGATGCCAGAACAGACGGCCAATCGGTGAATACGTCTCAAGTGCGGAATGGAAATTACCACGACTCGCGACGGCTTGCAATCCCAATCTTGAGTAAATCTCGGATTATTACGAAATAGATTTCCGTAACACCTATACAATCAATGGCTGGCGAGGGAGCCGCCACTGCTCGGGCAACTCCTCTTCATGCTCCGGGTTGCAATCGACGATCACCATGTGATGCTCGCGAGCGAGGTGGGCTATGCCCTGCCACATGGCCCGTTGCACCTTGAGCCAAAACGCTCGGCCCTCTTCGTTGGTGATGATCTTGGGAGGCTCCCAGAAGTGGCCGAAACCGGGCCCGTATTCGTTGCCGATGATTCGGATGGGTTGGCCGGGATTGAGTATCCAAGCGAGATTGACGAGGTCCGTGAGCGTGGAGCCGTAGTGGAAGAGTTTGCCGAGTAGCGTGGCCGCCGGCTGCTGGTTCGGTCGCCACGGTTCCCATCGGTGATACACTTGGACGGGCAAGTCCGCCTCGCGTATCTCGTGCCGTAGCTCATCCCCGTGGGTTTCTTCGCACGCCAGCATGTGACGGAGGTGGCCGCGTAGCTCGTCGTCCCGCTTGATGTATTGCAGTTGCTCCCGCACTTCTTTTATCAAGTCGGGCCGGTCGTTGTCACCGTATGCCCAGACGGTCGGGCGAAAGCCGATGTCCTTCCAGTGAGAGGGAAACGAGTTGCAGACAAACACCCACTTGGCATTGTCGAGGTGTGCCCGCTCCTCATCACTCAGGTTGTCGAGGCTGAAAGAACTGCCGACGACGTAACTTGGCTCTGGCATAGTAGAAATTCCGCCCATTTTGCATCGAGTAATGTGTCGAGGTCAACTGATTCACCGGGTTCGATTATGACTGCCCGTCTGATTTGTGTCAATTGTGTTTGGGCTCGGTTGTGTGCCATGCCGGGAACGTCGGATGCGACGATGAGCGAACCGGCCCCAGTGCTGGAGTAGACGGGAGAGAAGTCTTGAGAGTTACCGATTTGGCAAAGGGCCAGCGGTATGATATCGCCGCTGTTGCTGATTTGGGAATAGAAGAGCGGGTGCTGATGGCTTTCCACGCGGGCCAGTACGTTGACCACATCGCAACCCGTCTCGTCCATTTTCTCAATCATCCGGTCGAACAGGCCGGGCGGCCGAACGGGTTCGGGGTAGGCCATCAGGACACGGTCGTATTCACCCGCCCACTCAAGCACGTATTCCACGACCCGGAATAGATTATCCTGTTTAACAAGCGACTCAGGCTCCCACACGGCCTCCACGCCTTCCGCTTCGGCTATCTCGTGTGCCTTGTCATCATCGGACACGACGACGATACGGAGCGGGTAGGTGCATTCTCGAAGGTGCTGGATTGTCCACGCGAGAGTTGACTTGCCGGCAATGAGCATGGTGTTCTTACCGGGCAGGCGGGTGGAGTTGGCACGGGCGGGGATGACGGCGAGGTGGTTCATTTATACGGGAACATCTTATTGAGTTTCTTTTGCCGCTTCTTACAGCCGCCACACGGCTTGATTCCAACGGCATTGGTTATCTTGGCTATTGTGTCACCGAGGCCGCGAGAAGGGGTTTCGATTGGCGGACCAGTCACGCAATGTCGATAGGCTGGCAGGCGGCACAGGTATCGAGAACACACCGACCGAGGCCGAGCAGGCAGGCCGCACGTTCTGCACCGCCAACCATGCGCGTCGTCGCGATATTCCCAATTGCATAGCATCGTTATAGCCTCGCGATAGAAGGGGCGGCCCCGCCCGTTATGCCGCTCCAGTGCAAGGGAGTGCCAAAGGCCGTATTGTACAGGCACGTTCCTGTCCAGGTGCTATACGCACTGTTAAACATCCTCGCACAGTTAATCGTTTCGTCCTCATCCCATCCGGGATCACCTGCCTGGTGGAATCTGCGATAGTGAGTAATGGCATAATCCTCATTAAAACCACCTTCTCCAAACCATCCGTAATTTATAAATAGGTAATACCCATTGTCTTCGACTATCGGAGTGCCGCCGGAACTGCATACCCAACCCCCGAATGAAGTCCCGAAGTAAATATCAATGTCGGGAGTGTATACTGACGGGGAACTTGATATTTTCTGCTTGGATATGTTCCAGGAACAAGAGTAGCTGGCGTTTACTTCACAATGAAGACTCACTGGAACTTCAAATGTTCCATTAGTTAATAGCGGCGATATTGTTCCGGTGTCCATGTCGGATATGGTCACTTCAAGTGCTTCGTTCGGGGGCGGGCTGGTGCAAAACTTACAGCCGTAGCAACTGCAACCGCCACCGCAACAGCACCGCCGCGACACCATCCCTGGCGGCGTCGGAACCCACAGCCCGCTACGTCGAGCCAGGAAAGCCAAATTGTCGAACGGGTCACGTCGGGGAATCATGGGCACATCGCATCATCGGTTTTCCACTCATTGTCAGTACGGTCCCAAGAGAAAGTCAGAGGGTCATCCGCCGTAATCTCGTCCTCGAACTTATTTCGCACGGTAAGCGTAGCTGTTGTGCTTGCAACTGGCTCAAGGCCGGAATAGGCATGTACGGTATCAACTGAAAACGTACTGTCAGTGGTCTCCGTATTGGACACAGCCAACCCTTGACACCGCGTCATTTCCGGTTGCCGCATTACCAGTGCCGTGTCCGTAATTGGCGACGCACCCACAACAGTGAAGCCGGGGTGACCAGCGTTGCATTCCCACGAGCTATCAGACGGTCCAATGGAAGCTCCGTCGATTTGCGTGGTATTAGTGAGCACCATGACGGGCCGGTGCATCGCAGTGCTGCATCGTCCATATGCGTATGCAGTCACGTCCGCAGGCCCATTGACATAGATGACCTTTCGTGGGTCGCCAGCCACATACTGCTTTGTCGTCACCACCACTTCGCCGTGGTTGGTTGTCGCTCCCGTTCCCTCCATCACCCCAAACGCACTCACGTCCACGGACGGCTTGAATTGGATCGGCCACAAGTCGGAGATAGGTGCGTCGCGTCCCATTAAATCTGCCTCTGGCCTGGTGCCATTTGGATCTGCATATCAATCTTCGCAACCATCTTTTGTGTGTCGGGGGCTTCCCTTGCCCGCTCCACCCGTCGCCGCTTTTTGTAGCTTGGCACCCTTAACAACTCTTCCGTGTTCCGCGAAATAGTGGTGGTGGTGCCGCCCGCGGTCACATTAAATGAAATCTGTTGAATCGCCCCGTCTAAGTCAACCCTCCGAAGTCCCATATAGCGGATGGATTGCGGGTACTGAGCCTGATACTCTTGTTCGGCCGCGTCAAGGTAGTGGTCGGCGGCCATGTCAATGTCGTCTTGGTTGGGTGTTACCGCGTCGATGTAGTTAAGGTGTAGTTCGTGATGTTTGTAGAATCTAGCCGGCGTTTCGGCTGGTGTGTCGCGGCGGCGGGTGCGATTGTATCGCTTGAGTGCGCGGGTATTGGTGTCACGAACCTGAATGGCCGTGCGAAGTTTGATTTCGGCCGCCTCGGCTGTTCCCCCCGCGCCACCATTGCTTGACTTGAAGACAGGCTCCGTGAACTTAACGATGCCGGTATTGGTGTCCAGTGACCAACTGCGTTCATATTCAGTATCGGCCGCTGAATTCGTCAGGCTTTCCGTGCCGCCAAACCACACCCCCAGAATCACGGCAGGCTGGTTAGATTCAATGTTGTTTTCCGTCTTCGTGGTGACTTGTTCGCTTTCAATAATCAAGTGGTCGATGCTGTCTATAACTCCAAATAGAGCAACATTGATCGGATACACCACCCGATACATTTTGTAAACCGACCTCTTGGCGAGTTCCCAGTCGTCATCATTGTCGATAACATTATCGCTAGGTGAGAAAAACGCCGCACTAGCCGACCACCCCGCAACCGGCTTGTACGCCAGGTCATCAATGGGGATGATGGTTCCGATGGGGCTGCCGTCCTCGTCCTTGTCGTTATCAACACCGACCGCTTCAAGTTCCAGGTCCAGTTGATACCGATTGCCGCCGCACTCGACGGTCATTTCTCGCGGGCCGTCCGGCGGATCAACCGATGCGCCACCTGATATTATCCCGTCCGTGGGTAAGTCATTGCCGCTGCCCACTTTGCAAAGTTTGATAGTATTGTCGAGACGCAACACCACATGGCAGCCGAGTTCGTCACAAAGGCTAGCCAATGCTTCTGCCGGCGCATCGTTCCACCTCACCTCCGGGCGCGACTTATTGGGTAAGTCGCCAATGTCATACCCGCTTTCGCCCATTTCCTCTAGGCAGAGTTCTGCCAACTCTTGCGGCGTCCGCTCCGTGGTTTCTTGTGGCGGCAGGTTGTGCCCGTGGATTGTGCCGTCCGCGTTGCGGATGTTGTAAACGCCGTTGATACGCCCCCACCGCCACTTCCACCGCCTGTCCATTATCGACAACTGCCATACCTCGCCCGCCGCGTTGCGTGTGATGCGTCCAGTGTCCACACGGCAGTCGGGAAACTCCACCTTGATGTCGTCGAAGGTGAATTCCAGCGTGCCGTCAATCGGGAAGTAGTCGGACTGGGGAGCAATCGCGAGACTGCAAACGCTCGGGCTGATGCCGTGCGTGAAGCCGAACGAGGCATTGACGAACTGATTGACGCCAGGATATGTAGCAAGGCCGACTAGCATTAGATGGCCGTCTGTGTCCAGGTCTTGTTAGGTGCCGTATCGAACACGGCAAGATCATCAGGACTGCATTTACTGAAATCAATCCCGTTCGTCACCGTCACCACACCGAATGGATCGTGATACTTAGCTTTGCTGAAAGTGGTTAGATTGGTGATGGTCTTGGCTTCCAACGATTGCCGATGGTCATATTCACCCACCAGCGATACCGTGGTGAACGTGCCCGTAGACTTATCAACCACTGTGCCGCCGTCGATAGTCAGTGTAGTTATCGTGGCCGCTTCGTCAACAGACACAACGCCATCATTGACAATGAGCGTAACGATGTTGGAGGCCACCCGCGTGGTGCCACCGGAGATATTGACAGTGTTCAGCGTCGATCCATTACCGCACCACAGAAACGCATCACCCGCCTTGTTTGTGCGGTAGCTCACGTTCAGCGTGTGGATCGTGCCCGTCTCGCCGGAGAAGAAGCAGTGGCCGACACTACCCTTCATGATGTTGACTGTCGTGGCGGCACTGGTATTCGTCAGGAGCAACGCCGGAATGCCCGTCTCGACTTCGCTGCCCGTATCGAAGACGTTGATTGTCGTGTCCACGCTAACGGTGTCCAGCCGGACCCGTCGCGACCCCGACCCCGTACCACGCCCAACGTCTACAGCGTTGTCACACTGGAACTTGAGGTCTTGATTGCGGTATTCGACGTAGGCTGATGTGCCGCTGCCATGCGTTCGCGGCAGGCCAATATCGCCCGTGAACGTCTTGGGGATGCCGAGACTGGCAAAGTTGGTGGCTCCAAAGTCGAGCCCATACTTGCAATCCCTGTCCGAATTCTCGAATACCACCAAGTCGCTCGCACCCGGAACCGACGCTTCCGACCAATTAGCCGCTGTGCTTGCGTCTGCTGGCCCCGCGTTGCCAGTGGTCGCAGCAGTCGCCAGCGTACCGTCACCGCCCGTGCTGGCCGCCACGGTCATCGTGAACGGCATTCCAGCCGAATCGGCCGTGACTGTCATCGTGGTATTGGTCGCCACCGTATACGTCGACTCGGCAAACTCAGGGACGGTCGATGCGTTGAGTGCCGCAGCCAGGCCCGTCAGTACGTTTAGGTGGGTATTGCCGCTAATCCCAGCAACCGTATAAACCACGTCTTTATCGTTGATGGTTGCGGTGGCCGTGTCGGTATTAGCCCACGTCAGTGCGGCAGTGACGGTATCGACCTGAGCAATCGCCGTGGCGTAACCTCGCCAGATGTTAGTACCCATGATTATCGCCTCATCCGTTTATCGACTTGGTTGTTGGAAACAGCGTACCGGGTACAAGCACCTCAAAAACAAAACTCCACGTTATCTGCCGGCGCCGCGAACTGTCTTGGGGCACCTCGCGGCGTATGTCCCGCTGTGAAACGTGCTCCGCATTTAGCCCGAAAATCGGAGCAGGTGGAACGGGGTATATTCCATTGGCACCCGTGGCCGCTCCCTGCTGCTGTACCATAATTGGAGTCCGCTGGGTGGGCCATTGTTGTTGTGGATTTCCCTGTCGGGGGACAAGATAGACGAATTCGGAACCGCCCGTCCCCCGGTAAGAAATGGATTCTGTCCAAGAAATCAGCCCCGCCGACGAATCAAGAAATGTAGCCTCCAGCGAAACCGTGTAATTTCGGAAGGTAGAATACTCGGCACCGCGCCCCTCGGGAAATGACATAGGGGCCACGACTTTGACGCCGGCAACGGCACTGGCCGTCAACATGGAATGGCTGGTAGCCGCACCAGAATCATCGTAGAAAACCAAGTCACCACTACCCGACGCATAGGCTGTTTTCAGTGCATTGATGGCCGTGGTCATGGCTGTTTGGTTGGCCGCCACCGTACCCTTGTCTGTAATCTGGAGTCGCCCCAAGATGTCCCAACGCTCACGAACAGCCCACGGCTCGTCGTGCTCTGAATATAGCGTTTCCCTGGAGATGGAAAGCTCAGTCTCGCCGGCAGTGTGTGTATATGATTTGTACTTCAGGTACATCGGAAGGTTGTGTCTTTGAGGTTATCAGTTATAGTGAAAGCGAAAGGAAAAGTGCCATGTTTGGATTGACGAGACTGCGGTGTCCCGAATGCAAGGGGCGATTGAATTGGGGGGCAGTAAAATGCCAACATTGCGGAATTGATGTTCCCAAGGTACCTAATGCCATTGGAAGCACTCCCGTAGAGGATTTGTCTTTCCGTATGGTGCTAACCGTTGTTGTGCTGGGCGTCATGCTTTCTTCGCTCACAGTTGCATTATTTATCTTAGTGGCCGGGTTTCTCTAGCGGTCGCCTATTCGGACTGTTGCAGTGCCTGACGCTGTTGGACTTCATTGTTTATCATATCTTCGGTCCTTGCCACCCATATCCGCTCTTGTGTGGTCCGCATTTCGTCGGTTAGTTTCTTGAGTTGGTCGGCCATTCTATTTGTGGATTGTGCAACTCGTTCCTTGAGTTCATTGACTCGGCCACTTGCTACGCCAGCATCGCGCCCGAACGATTCACCCCTGCCCTGTGCCGCCGATGCTCTTTCCTCAAACCCCCTGCCAAACGTCTCTCCAAAACCCGCTGCCGATGCTCGGGCCCGCCTCCGCTGTGCTATGGTGTCAGAGATGACCTTTGAGCCAAACCGCTCAGCCAGCGACTCCGCTTCTCGGCCAGCCGTCCCGGCCTGTACTTGCTGAAATGCCACTTGTGCCTTTGCTTGGTCGCGGGCAGACAAGGCCCCAAACCTCTCGGCCGCACTCTTGCCTTGTTCACGTATCTGCTTGGCCATGTTCAGGTGGAGGTCGCGTTGCTCACGGAGATTGTCAACCACCTTCTGGCCGTTATCAATAAGTCCCGCTTGCCGCTCTCTCACCGTGGCGTTGATTTCCTTTTGCTTCTCCCGGACAGCATCCAAGATGGAGAGGTGCTTGCGGTCAGCGTCCACGCTCGCCGCCCCCTCGTTGCCCTCGCGTTGGTTGGTCGCCACGGTGCCACGGGAGGCAGCCAATCGGCCCTGAAGAATTGGCAACCCTTCGCTGCTCATCCGGGATTGTAGATTTTGCCTCTCCACAGCCCGGCGAGACGACTCAGCGGCCGTCAATGCCCGAAATCCCTCTTGTTTTCCTTGGATTCGCTTTGTTTTTTGGCCACCAGTCAAATCGAATCCAGCAAGGCTAGCTGCCCAATTCGCAACAGATACCTCGGCATTGGCGATAGTATCTGACAACGAACCTGGGGTAGCACCGCCCATCAACCCGTGTTGCCATACATCCCGGCCAGTTTCAAAAACAGTAGTAACCGCACCCACGGCACCAATGAACGCACCGAGAGACGCACCCACGGTGCCCACAATCCCTGAACCGCCAGCCACGCCCGCAACCTTTGCCCCGCCCGCACCAGCCAACCCAGATCCGACCGTCCTGCCAACACCACCACCAGCCGCACCAGCCACGCCAGTTGCCGCCACCTTCCCTTGGGCAGCAGCCAATGCCAACTGCCCCGCTGCCGCCACCTTGCTCATCGCCGCAACATCTCGCATGATGTTGCTGTACCTAACCCACATACCGATGCCACCCGCGACGATGTCAACGGCGCTCGTAATTTTAATAAGTCCCTGGATAACCTTCTCTGTGCTCTCTTCACCAATCAGCCCGACCATCGCAAGGCCACGACCAAATCTCAGGGCGTCACCCATTCCACTATTAAACCGCTCGGCAATTTGCGTCTGTCCCTGCTTGATTTGGGCCTGTGAATCCTGGTATTTTTGGGCGGCTTGTACTTGAGCCTTGGCGGTTTGGTTGGCAAGCCGCTGCACTTCTCGGGCGGCCTTCCGTTCCCCGTCTACACGAGCCTTCATCGCCCGCGACTCCACCCGCTCGCGATTACGAATAGCCTTCATGCGATTTGTGAATAATGTTTTGTCGGTTCGCGTGACACTGGCGGCCGTGCGAATCTCGGCCCGTTCGCGGTCCTTCGCAGACTTATCAACGGCCTTCTGGGAACTGGCTGCTGATTTGGCGACTTCCTGGAAAGCCTTTTTGTTAGACTTATCGCCCTCAACCTTCAACCGAATCAGGACTTCTCTTTCGCTATTAGCCATTTACCGTCAGACTCGCAGTTAAGAGTTCGATTGTTGCCCGTTGGTTTGCTCGTCTATCGGCATCAAACATGAAGCGAATGATACCGAAATTCCGTCGCTGGATGGGGTCAAGTCTAGCACTCTCTCCAGTGTGTTCAAAGTACCGTTGCAGGGTTGTCCAGTTCCGTTTGTTGAGCGTTGCTTTCCTTCCCGCTTCCGGGCAAGGTTTCTTTTCGTTCTTCGCTTTCGGACAGGTCTGACAAGGTGGCTTGGAATGTCCAGGCCGCCTAACAGGCTTGTTGCGATATTCGCTTTTCTGCCACGTTTTCGGATCATGCACCCACTCACAACACTCGTCGCATGTTGGAATCTCCGGGTGGGCCAGCAGTAACGCCAGCCCGTTTCTTAGTTTTTTTCCGACGCCCCTTGTCGTACTGACCCCACATCCGTTTTCGATAGTGCCGACTCAAGCGACTGGTCCGTGTGCTCGTCCTTCACGTCATCCTTCCACTTCGGGTCCGTGTCACTGGTGTCTGTACCGATGATGATGGAATGAAGACGCACGAACAACTGAGGTTTGAGACGCAAGAGCCACTTGGGGGTGATTTCCACCACCTCGCCCTTCGCGTCCTTCAAGTCCCATTCCTTGAGGTGATCGTTGACAATCTTCGCCGTCACCCGGTCGAACTCATCACCAGTCACGTCCTCGATCTTCGCCAAGTGCTGCGAACGACGTTCTACAAGCACCGGACGAAACTTGAATCGAAGCTCACCGTGCAAGTGGTGGTCGGCTTTGATGAATCCCTGTTCTGTGTAACCATCATCGGGAATGAAATTGAGTCGGTTGTTACTGCTCACGTTACTGCTATCTCCTTGGTTGCCCCGTCTTTACGGGCGGTCATGTTGATGACAAGGGGAATCGGCCCCTTGCCCTGTACTGGGATAGGTTGCTCCTCAACTTGGAGCTTGCCGAAGGTATACGTTCTTGAATTGGTGCCATCGTTCAGGGCCAGCGTACCAGTGGCACCAGCAAGTGCCTGGCCTTGGAGCCCGCTCGTGTTGCTCGAATAAGCGTGGGTCGTCTGCAACGTCACGATACGATCCTGCTCGGGCAAGTCCGTCCGCGTGGTGCTATTCTGGTAGCGGTCGGTGACGAGGGCGTTGTCAATCACCATCTCGAAACCTTCCACTTCCCGGGCAGACCCCGCCAACGTCAGCGTGGTATCCGAGAAGACAAACGGGGTGAGAGTCGCCGGTTCACCTGGAGCCGATCCAACAGTCGAGCCCGTTAGCCCCTCGATGTCCAGAATAACCTCCAGCAATCCACCAGAGCTTCCGCGATACGTGGCCCGATTGACTTTGCAGCCGGTGTACGTCCGCACTCGCTGGCCCTTGTCCACAACGATAGTGACGCCGCTAAGCGTAGCGTCTACGGTACCGCCAGCTCCGATTATATACGGTTCAATTGTATCGAGTTCAGTGTCCGTTGGGGACATGATAATCTGCCCACTCACGGCAGTGCTTCCCAGCCGCACATCATCCACGTCATGTGACCGCACGCCACGCATCCCCTCACGCTCAAGGTGAGTGTTCGCGAGTCCAACCGTACACCAACCAACCATGTTGACGGCATTGAAGCTGAATGTGCTCTGTGCTCCCATTGATGGAACTGTCATAGTGTTTCTCCTATCCGCGTGGTTCGCGGCTAATGAACGTCAAAACCAACGAGGTCACAAAGTATTGATTCAACCAAGACGGTAGACTCACCGGCTCGGGCTGTTCGACTTGGCAGGTGTAGACAGTGGGAACATTGGCAAGCCGCTGATTGCGGAACTTGCGGGCAATGGTCTGGAGCCAAAGGGTATTGCGGGCGAGGTTTGCCGTTGTGTCGTGATTGTCTTTGCTGATGGTGTATACGGCCACCGAATAATACACATCGTCTTGTACGTTGTTTCCCTCTGGCGTTGGCATCCGTTGCTTGAGTGGTGCAATGAGGATGCCAGGAAACGATAGGCCGCCCTGCTTAATGGCTTGCTCAAGTGCTACCTTAGCGACCGTAATGTTTGCCGACGAAATGTCAGTGAGCCCAAGAGCACGCACGAGCGTTTGTGCTGATGTGAGGCAGTTGTAATGCACCGACGTTGCGTCAGACGACGTGCCGAGCTTCCAGTGTTTGAGGTTCCAATGTCCCATTATTCCAACTCCTTCAACGCGAAGTCGGCTATCACATCGGCACACGCATCGGCTGTCGAATCGCTGATTCCCATGTACGGGCGAGCGAGGATGCCACCACCACCAAACTGATGGCGATTGATGCCAGCGAGAGACGTGCCGCTGGCCCCCTTGGATACGCCCAACTCAATGGACGTTGCGTCTTCTCTGCCAACGCTGGAAGTTCCTTCGCCACCACCTGTTGCAGCGAGCATCAATGCACCCGTCAGATTCAGCAGTGGATGCTGGGGGCCGGGGTCTTTGCGTGCGGGCCACGCCTGTCCCGAAGATGATTTCTTGTTAGAAAAGTTGTCCTGGATACCCTGGAGCAATATCGGCTTGCACTCAGCGAGAGCGGCAGACTGGTCGACACCGAACGTGGATGGTAGCTCCCGAGAGAACTCGTTTACAAATTCGTCTACCGTCTGCGATTTCATTGCTCACGATACCTGCTTTCGCGTGACTAATCGCCATCGAGTGCGAAGTGTAGCCGACTCAACTGACAGAATCGTATACACCACAGCGTCTCCATCCGTGATTGTGTCGCCAACGTCAGGAACGATGTCGGTGGTATTGGCTTGCAAGTGCCACACTGTGTCTGTCGGATTGATTCCCACCGACCCGCCAAGCTGAACCTCCCGATGTGACAACGCCCGCCGTAGTCCCGTCACGGTGGCATCAGTGGTATCGCCCGACTTGTCATAGAGACTGACGGTTTCAATCCCGTCAAACGTCGCCATGTCGTTCGCAATGTCGGCGGCCAACGTCACGTCAGTCCCTCCGTATGAAGCTCAAACGGTCCATCAGCGATAATTGCCGCGTCGGCCAGTGCGTTGTACTGAGCAATCAGACTCGTCAGGTAATCGGCCTTGCTCACACTCTGCCCATCAATGGAATAACTCGCACCTGTACTTGCCGTGGCGGTGGCAATCGCAGATGCGAGGTTATTCTTGGCGGTTTCGAGGTCGGTAGCTTGGGTCATCACTCACTCTTGGTGCGAGACGCCTTGATAGCCTTGATGATCTTGTCATTGCCGACCTGGCCCACGCCGGGCAAGCTGGTAAGCCCCTGGTGTGCTCTCGCAAACTCGATTACTTGCGGCACACTTTCCAGCCCAGCTTTTTTCAGGTCGGCCAAGTCGTTATCCGACACGCCAAACTGCTTGAGGTCTTCGACGGGCTCTGCTACCGGATCGCGGGGCACGGCCTCTTTAATAGGTGGAGCGGGCTCGGCGGCCGGCTCCGGTGCAATTGGTTGGACCGGCCCCGCGTCCGATTCGACTTCCGGCTCAGGTGCCGGTTCTGGTTGCGGTGCGTTCATCGCCTCGGCAAGCTCGCGGTCAGCGTCGGTCACGGTCGGAGACTCCACCTTCACCTTAGTGGGCGGTGGCATGTCGGCGTCGCCTTCGTCGAGAACCTGGACGACGATTTGAGCGTCCGCATCGGGCTTGGACTGTTTCTTGAACACCCGCTTGGCTTCCGCTTGGGTGCGAACGCCCTCGATGATGTTGTTGATGTTGCCTGCGCCCTTACGGTACGATGAAACGCGACACTTCATGATTACGAGCCTCCGGTGGATTGGAATACATAATGGGGGTCTTTGACGGCCGCGACACCACGCCAGTCAACGCGGAAGCGGGCGACGATATCGCGGGTGAAACGCTGCTCTCCGCCATCGTCGGATGTGTTCTGTATCGCCCAATTTTCCATGTACGCAAACGCACGCGGGAAATCACCCAACCACCAGTCGTTCGTTTCGCTTGTAACAGCGTACACGAGTGGCGAGGAAAGCACTTGCAACGGGCCCGCGATGCCCGGAACCGGGTTGGGTGCGATGGTCTGCCAGTTCGTCGTATTGCTCGTACCGCCACGGACTTCCGTGCCGTTCACGATATTCAACGCCGTCGAGCGAAGTGCCCACGGAACGAGTAGCGTGTTGGGCATGACCACGATGACTTCCGAAGTCAGGAAATCGGTCATGTTGTTGAAGAGAAGCAACGCCTCGTCGATGTCGGTCCAGTCGGCCAGCGCCGCCGTATTGCTGTTGACGATGCCGTGGCCGCCACTGGTCTTGTAGGTGTCCGACGCCGTGCCGTTCCGCTTGTAGGAATTGTCGACACCCGTGACGGTCTTG